TATGCGAACGACTCTTGGTCTCGGCACGGCAGCGACTCAGAACACCGGCACTAGCGGCGCAACCATTCCTCTGCTTAGTACGCAGAACACCTGGGGCGGCGTTAATACGTTCGGTACGGGTACTACTGGCATGAATCTTGTCATCAACGCGGCGCAGGCCACATCTGCGTCATTGTTTGGACAGAAGGTTGGCCTTAGCCGTTGGGCTGCCATTCTCGGCAATGCCACGGCGGAGTCAGGCTCTAACGCCGGATCTGATCTAGTCATTAATCGCTATGATGATAGCGGTGCCTTCATTGGTTCCGCCGTAACCATTAATCGCTCCACTGGCGTCATGTCACTATCCGCAGCCCTTCCTATCGCGTCTGGCGGCACGGGCGCAACCAATATCGCAGCATTCAAAACATCGCTGGCATATGGTACGGCGGCCAACTATAACACAGGCACTAGCGGCGGGACTGTGCCGCTATTGAATACCGCAAATACTTGGTCCGGAGCACAAACGATTTCAGGAAACCTAGCGCTGACTTTTGATGCGTCGGCGGCGGCTAATCGCGGCATGAATTTCAGCACTACGGGTTCTTTGCGTTGGCGGTTGTTCGCTTCTGCAACGGCTGAGGGTGGGTCTAATGCTGGATCAAACTTTACTCTTAATGCTTATGACGACGCGGGAATATTTTTGTATACGCCTCTTAGCGTATCTCGCGCCACAGGTACGGTAACTATTTCAAGCTTACTGCTGTCTACGGCTCTGCCGCTGGCGTCTGGCGGCACAGGTAGCGCTACTGCCGCAGGCGCCCGCACAAACCTTGGTCTCGGTACGGCGGCCACGGTTAATACCGGTACGAGTGGTGCTGTAATTCCATTGCTTAGCACAGCTAATACATGGTCAGGTACGCAGACGTTTGGGGCCGGAACTGGCGACGCCTCTATTATCATTAATTCCGCCGCCCCAAACAATTCATATATTATGGGTACAAAGGCCGCATCCATTCGCTGGCGTGTATTCCTTGGAAATAGCGAAGCCGAGACAGGGTCAAATGCAGGTTCCAACTTCCACATTGATTGCTACAATGATGCAGGTGTGTATCTTGGCAAAGCTATCCAGATCAATCGTACTGACCGTATTGTCCAAGCCGTAGCTGGTATTGCAACGCCGCAGATCAACGGCTCACCGTTGAAAGACTTCCGCAACCAAATTATCAATGGCAACTTTGATATTTGGCAGCGCGCCACATCGCAGACTACAAGCGGCTATGCTAGCTCTGATCGTTGGAGCAACCTAAATGGCGGGTCCACAAAGACCACATCTAGACAAACATCTACCTTTGGTCAGACAACCATTCCCGGTCAGCCAACATATTACCATAGGACTGTTGTATCTTCAGTTGCCGCCGCTGGTAATTATGTACGTACGGAACAGCATATTGAGGATGTATCGACACTAGCCGGTAAAACGGCAACCTTGACGTGGTGGGCAAGGGCCGATGCCGCTAGGCCAATGTCTGTTGAGATGACGCAATTCTTTGGTACGGGTGGCTCACCTTCCGCTACAGTTACGGCATTCTCCGTTACAAAGGTAAACCTGACGACAACCTTCGCTAAATACACCGCAGTTTTTGCTATTCCATCAGTACTAGGCAAGACTATTGGTACGGCTGGCAATGATGCGCTTTATGTTCGTTTCTGGTTTGATGCCGGATCAACCTATAATACCAACACATCGTCTCTCGGTCAGCAATCAGGTACGTTTGACATTGCTCGCGTATCTCTCGTTGAGGGTGATGCTAGCTTGGAGCCGGATGCATATACGCCAAGAAGCATCGCGCAAGAGATTATCCTTTGCCAACGGTTTTTTGAGATTGGGCGCCTGTATGCTAGGTTTGATGGAACTATTGGCGCGGCTGGCGTATCTGGTGGCGCCTCAGTCACTCACGCGGTTCAAAAAAAGAGCACTACTCCAGCGGCGACTATCGTTGGAACCACATATACAAACTCCGGTAGCGCTAGTGTTTTTGGCGCGAACGAAAGTAACGTTTATTTTAATTGGCAGTGGACAACTGATGGAGTTGTTAGCAGGTCGATAATAATTGGCTATTGGATTGACTCGGAGATTTAAGGAGACGCGCTATGATTGAATGGGCAAAATTTACCGAAAGCGGTAATGTCGAGGTAAGCATTGATGGTGCCGTATGGATGGTTGCTCATAACGGTAGCGGATCGGTATCAATGGCTATTTCTGAATGGGAGGCGGATGGTAATATTATCTCTCCATACATTGCCACGGGACCTACCGTTGAAGACGTAAATTCCGAGAGGGATCGTCGTATCAATATTGGATTTACATTCAATGGAGTCGTTTACGATTCAGACGATAAGGCGCGAGAGAATATTGCAGGCGCCGCTACGGCTGCGCTTGGCGGCATTATAGCCGGAAAGCAGGATGGTGACTTTAGGTGGAGCAATGATTATTCTGATTTCGAATGGATTGCGCAGAACAATTCATTCGTACCCATGGATGCGCAGACGACATTCGCATTTGGTCAGGCGGCCATGAAGCATAAGCAAGACCTTATCATGGCTGCCCGCGCGATTAAGGATATCGGGCCAATTCCGGAAGACTACAAAGACGATATTCACTGGCCATAAACTTGACGGGCCATGAGCAAACATCATCTTAATTAGCACGGCTGCTAGTCATTATACGGCTAGCAGCCTTTATTTTGCAAAGGAGAAACCATGAACTTCACCACGCTATTCGCGTATCTACGAAGGGCGCCGTTTGGTAATAGCCTTTCGCAGTCTCAGGTAGATGGCGTTAATGCTATCGTGTCATATGCATTGGCTCGAAATGTGCCGCTTGCGTGGATTGCCTATATCCTGGCTACCGCATATCACGAGACTGGCGGCACGTTCAAGCCGGGATCTGAGAACCTTAACTATACGACGATTGCCGCTCTCAGGGCCGCATTCAAGACGCCATTCAAAGACAAGCCAGATGCTTTCGTTCGCGGCTATCTTAAGTCGCCAGAAAAGCTAGCAAATTACGTCTACGCTAATAAGCTGGGCAATACCGCCAAGGGCGATGGCTGGCTTTATCGCGGACGCGGGATGGTGCAACTAACGTTCAAAGACAACTATGCAAAGTTCGGCCTTGCGGGCAATCCAGATGGCGCCATGCAGATTGATAATGCTGTTCGCATTATCGTTGATGGCATGTTGCGCGGCTCATTCACTGGCTTGAAGTTGAAAGATTTTGGCGTTGATACGTTTGGTGCTGTTGGCGCGCGAGCAATTGTTAGTAGCGATAAGGCATCTCTAATTGCCACCTATTATAAGAGCTTTTATGATGCGCTTCAGTTCGCAAGCGCCAAGGGTGATGCCGCGCCAAAGGAAACGGAAACTGAGCTTTCCAACGACGCGAAGCCAGACGACGTTTCCGCATTCAAAAGCCCCATAGCCCAAGCCGTAATTGGTTCGGTCGGTTCGGGTGGCGCTCTTTCTGTCGTCGCTGGAATTACGAATCCATATGCCTTTGTCTTCCTTGGCGTTGTCGTCGTTATCGGCGCGCTCTTTGCGTGGGGGTACTTCAGTGGTCGCATTAATTTCAAGCGTACTTAACGGCTTCACGGCCATTCCAGGCAAGATCAAGGCTTACGCTTTGATCGCCGCCACGGTCGCCGCAGCTCTATTTGCGGCCTACATTGAGGGGCGATCATCTGGAGCGAATAACGCAAAGAAAAAGGAAGCTGAGGATTCGCTAGATGCGTCTCGCAAAGCTAGGAAGGTGGAAAATGAGGTTGTCAGCAAAAGCCCTGATGCTGTTAGGCGTGAGCTTGGCGATAAGTGGATGCGTGACTAGCGGAAACTATTGCGACGTTGCGCGGCCAACGTATATCAGCAAAACCGACGTCCTGACTGATGGAACGGCTAGTTCAATCTTGACGGAAAACATAAAATACGAACGCTTTTGCGGAAAGAAGTAAGATGGAAGTCGGAATTTATATCTCTATAGCTGGCATCCTGATTACACTTGGAACAATCTTGGTGCGCATCACAATGAACGTCACTAAGGCGACTAATGATGTGGCCAAGGAAGCTACCGAGAAGGCGAATAAGGTGTCAAACGATCTTGCCGCACACAAGCTTCATGTTTCAGAAAAGTACGTCTCTAAAGACGATATGCGGGAAGCTATGGCGCCAATGACTCACGCACTTGAGGGCGTTAAGAGTTCCATGGATTCCATGGCTGGTCGAATTGATCGAGTCATTGAGCGCCAATCTCCTCCGCCGCGTACGCGAAGCTAGAAGGAAACACAATATGAGCAAAAATACACCGCGCACAAAAGAAGAGCTTCTAGAAGATGTAGCGGCCTATGAAGAGCACGGCACATACCGCAAGGCTGCTGAGGCTATAGGCGTTGCCTGCTCGACATTCAGCGACCGCATGAAGCGCGCTGGCGAGCTTGGACTACTCGGAACCGATCCGGTTATTCATGGTTTTCGCATTAGCCGCGTATCGACGCAGGAAGATGAAACCGGCCATACGGTCAAGCGCTACATTCAGCAAAAACCAGAGCTTGGAGACAAGTTCGAGCAGCCGGAAGGCCACAGCGTCAAGGGCGTATCGGCGCTAGTCGATGCTGACGGTCGCGTTATCCAGAAGTGGATTAAGACGCGTAATGAATACAGCGCAGAGCAGATTACAGATATGCTCAAAGCTGCATATGAGGCTGGAGAGTTTGACTTTGTAAGGCCAGTAACGCCGCGATATAATGTCGAGGCATGGGATAAGTTCGAAGATGACAAGCTAACGTTATACCCCCTGGCTGATTTCCATCTTGGCTTGTTCTCATGGGGCAAGGAAACCGGCCTTAATTGGGATCTTAAGATAGCCGAAGAGAAGATTGGCGAAACCCTAGAAGAAGTCTTCAAGCGCTCTCCGCGAAGCCGTGAGGGTATCGTGCTTGGCGGTGGCGATCTTCTGCACAGCGACACCAACGAGAACAAGACAGCCAAGAGCGGCAACGCTCTTCAGGTTGATGGGCGGTATCAAAAGATCCTGTTCGCCGCCTGTCGCCTGATGGTCAAGGCAACTGAGCTTGCATTGCACAAGCATGAGAAAGTTACGGTTCGCATCCTTCAGGGCAATCATGATGAGCATTCATCGTTCGCCGTGGCATATTTCCTGCTTGCTTGGTTTCGAAATGAGCCGCGCGTGACCATTGATTGCTCTCCATCAATTTACTTCTGGTATGAGTTTGGCAAGGTGCTTATTGGCGCGGCACATGGTCATACGGTGAAAATGAATCTTATGCCGCAGATCATGGCTAGCATCATGTCTGAGGCGTGGGGGCGCACGCTGCATCGTTATGTCCACGGATTCCACATTCACCATAAGAGTCAGTACGTGAGCGAAGGCGGCGGCGTCATCTGCGAATCGCACCAGACGCCAACGGCCAAGGATGCTTGGCATGCGTTCGCAGGTTACTTGTCTGGTCGATCTATCCAGTCCATTACCTATCACGCACTATATGGCGAAATCAGCCGCGTACGGGTAGCTCTGCTGGACGCATAAGATAAAGCGGCGCGAATGCCGCTTTCTTCTTGACTAGCCGTAATGGGTGAGATAGATATTGGGCAAATACAGACAAGGAGACTAAAGTTATGCAGGGAAAATGGGAGCGACAAACGCATCGACATAGCTGTGGAGAGAACTATCGCGTCGGCAAGATCATTGTTGGTTCGGCCTATTACTCTTCCACAACGCGCGGAGATCCACTAAAATATGCCGTAACAATAGATCTTCCAGGAATAAAGAACCCTGACGATAGATACGCCGACATAGAGCCAGCGAAGGCTCGTCTAGAGCGTGCCGTTGCCGTTTGGTTTCGGTGGATTGCCGAAGAGAAGATAGCAGACAAGGAGACATCATGACAAGCTACCTAAAGATTGAAGCATTCCGCGCGCTGGCCTATGCTGAAGCATTCCTTTCCGAGTATGAATCGGTGAAGAATTCAGTTATTGCGGCAGATAAAGCCAAGGTGGATATTTTCCAGAAAAATGCCTTTGAGCATATTCTCCAAGAAGTCGCAACCGGAGAAAAGGTTAGATTCCTCCTCGTCTTTATGCGCAAGCCAAGCGTTGCCGAAGCATCGCGCCGCGTTAGCGAGCGTATCGATGAAATGAGAAACGATGCGAATAACCATACTTGGCTGTTCAAAGATCAACGTCGCCATCGATATGCTGGCTATGGCGCCATTTGGCATCATCCACGGAAATGGCCCGGAGATTTTCCATATTGGCTACGCAATACAGCTTGCACCTTGCGCGATGCTGGAAGGTCCGGCGTTGACGTATGCATGGCCGTTGATTCCGACGAATTCAAGGTTTTCAAATGGATCGTGAGGAAGCAAGACGGCAATGCGGAATAACATTTTCATGGATACATTTTGCGAGCTTGACCGGCTGCCAAATGACGACCTTGAAGACAGGCGTCGGTGCAATATCTTTTCGGCGCTATCAGGGGTGGCGGAGATGGACGGTTATGTCTATATCGCGACACCATACACAAAGTATCCATACGGTCAGCATAAGGCCGCTACGGTTGCCGCTTTCGCAACGGCGGAGCTTATGCGTGGTGGTATTCGCGCATTCTCCCCTATCGTGCATGGCCATCAGATTGCTAAGCATGGGTTCGATCCGCTTGACGTTGATTTCTGGATTAGCGCCAATGCTGGATTCCTATATGCAGCTAGTGCCTGTATTGTCGTCAAGATGAAGGGCTGGCAAGAGAGCAAGGGGATCGCCGCCGAAATCGAACACTTCTTGACAGCCGGTAAACCGATAGTCTATATTGGCGATGAAATCATAGGAGGCATTGAGTAATGATGGATACAATTGTTAAAGTTTCGCTTTATTTTATTTTTGGTGTCATCGTGACTATCGCATTTTTATCTGCTGGCGGGCAGCTGATAGAATGGTAGTATTTTGGAAGCGTTGGCGCCGATCTTCAGACACATACGTTAATGCGATGCCAACGGCGCTTGAACTTGCCGCCAAGGTGAAGGATCTTGTGTTTGACCGATCCGCGCCAACTGAATCGGAGCAACTGACGGCGGCATATCACATCATTGCCTTGGAGAGCATAAGGAAAAACAGATGCAAAAAATGATCGAATCACTTCGCCGTCATTGGCGAATTTCACAGATCGCCTATGAGATCAAACGCCAAACGAAATGGCGGCCAACGCTGAAGCAGCAATATCAATATTGCTCTGCTATTTATGACAACTGGTTGCAGTACGAATCGAAATGGGATGATGGATTTGACGCTTCCGCTATCGCGGCGGAGGAGATTTCATGTTGGGAGTATTGACGTTGATGGAAGATAAGAAGGATCGCGATTTTCTTGACAAGATCGCAACTACGGAGCATGGCGAATATATGGACGCTGTGAAAAAACTTGTCGGTGAAGGAAATATTTCCCCAAATTATGGCCGTGATCTTATTGAGGCCGATCCGCCTCTTACGTCCGGCGTAGGTGCACTCAGGAACATCAAGCATGACGGCTTGCCTGTAGCGGGATACGCTAAGTCTGTATCCGATGAAGCGTTGCAGTTGGTCAACGAAGGCAAGGGACTGCAAGAACGAGTTTTGCGCTATTTGGATAAGCTGACTGCGTTACAGAACGTAAATGGAGCAGGGCACTTCGTAAGCGTGCCAAAACCACGTTACGATGGGCGCGCTCTTGCGATCGCCCGCACGCATATCGAAACAGCATTCACCTTTGCCGCACGGGCAGTATTCCAGCCCGAAGGCATTCCGCGAATCAAACTACCGGAGGACACCAATTGATGGAACCAAGAATAATCGGCCTTACGGGTCGCCGCAATGTTGGCAAGAGCACTGCCGCTGACATTCTGGTGAAGCATTTTGGATATCGCAAGATCCATGTATTTGAAGGCGGCAAGGCCGCTGCTTATGCATGGTTCCTGTATGTCACTGGCGACTCTGATGAAGCGGCGCGAATGGTCAATGGCGACCTGAAGGACAAGCCGCATCCACTATTACCGTTGACACTAAGCCGTCGCGGCGAAGAGCATGCAAGTCCGCGCTATTTCATGGAGCATTTCGGCCATTTCATGCGCTTCACAATGGGCGTTGAGTGGACGCTTGGAATGGAGGTGGAGCGCGCTAAGCGGCTGTATGGCGACAATGTTAAGTTGGTGTTTGAGTCTGTTGTATATGAGAATGAAAATTTCAAGGAGCTTGGCGGAGTGCTGGTAAGGCTGCTGCGCCCTGGTTTCGTCAGCCCTGAAGGCGTAAGCAGTGACGCTCATGCGGACAAGATTGTGCCGCACTTCACATTGAAATCGAAAAACACTAAAACGCTTGAAAAAAATATATTCGCATTAATGAGCTTTCTACAGCGCCAAGAGGAATAGAAAAGAGGGGCGAAAGCCCCTCTGGTCAATATCCTGAAATTCGATCATTAAGCAGACTTCGCTTCTGCCTACGGCGCGCATCCCTTGTCTTGCGATCATCAAGCTTGCGCTTGGCATTCGCATTTCTGTCAGCCTTGTGCATAGGCTCATCAGAGCCAACGGAGCTACGGTCGAAATCGTCTGCTGTAATTTTGTAAGACATGTCAATCCTCATTGGTTTGTCTTATTGTCGCCCGCTCTATTGCGGTAAGTAATGTGTAGCAATATATGCGCTATTGGTCAATGTCTAGGTAGTAAAATAATTGCCGTTGATGAAAATAGATATCAAGCCCATCTTTTGGATGGATAACAAAGGAGAGGCTAATGGCTAAGAGAGTTCCATATTTGCGAATTGGCGGCGCTGTGGAGAATTGGGCAATGCGCACCAAATACGATACGAAGATTACCGCAGCTACATGGGAGCGTAAGTTCATGGCGCGCGGTCTAGTGGCTGCTGTTATCGTCGGCTCTGCTGTAGCCTTTCCCGTTGCCGCCGTCATCACGGTAGCCGTAGCGGCTGCTAGCATTGGCTTCTATCATTACCTTAATCGAGACCTGAAAGGCGAATAATATGGCTGAAAAGAAAGAGTGGTCACTCAAGGATTTACCAAAGGCGCTACAGCCGGTAGGGGCGATATTGCTGCTTACGGCGATAGCGCTTATCGTGATATTCACGGCCATCGTTGTCTTGATTGTGGCGACTGGCGAGCAGCTATGGAAAGCATTGCTAGGCGTAATTAGTGAGCTTAACAACACGTTCACTAAGGACATCATTCCAACGGCAAAAGCGGTATTTCCTGGCATCTGGTCTTACATCACCTTGCGAGGCGGTAAGTAATGGGCGTTCTCGAAAACCTAAAATCAAGCGAAGATACGCTAGCGCCCGTCGTATTGATGTATGGTATTGACGGCATTGGGAAGAGCACGCTTGCTAGCGAGTTTCCAGATGCGATCTACTTTCACACTCCAGGCGAGCGCATGCCCACGGGAATTAAGGTTCCTAGCTTTCCGGTGAAGAACTACCTTGATCTTTATGATGGCCTGAAAGAGCTTCGCGACGAACGTCATGATTTCAAGTGGGCAATTATCGACGCGCTTGATGGTTTTGAGCCCATGGTGTGGACCGAGACTTGTTATCGCATCAATCAACCGTCCATTGAAAAGCTTGGCTTTGGCAAGGGATACGTTGAAGCAGATAAGGAATGGGTGGAAATCCTAGACCTTATCGTTGATCTTCAGGCGGCTGGCATGGGGGTGTTGATCTTGGCGCATCCATCAATCGAGCGCTTTGAGTCGCCGCTATCTGAGCCGTATAACCGGTATACAATCAAGATCCACAAGCGCGCTAATGCTCTTGTTCGTGAGCGCGCCGACATTATCGCGTTCATGAATTCCAAGGTTCGCATGAAGAAGACCGAAATGCGCGGCGGACAAGAGGCTGTACGAGCTGAAGGCAAGGAACGAGAAATCCTGCTGACGCCATCGCCAGCGTATGACGCGAAGAATCGCTACGACATGCCCGATTCTATCACCTTCAAAAAGGGTGATGGCTTTAATCAGCTTTCGAAATACTTTCCGCCTGCTTTGGGCGTTGAGTGACGGTTGACGCTGGCGTTAGTCAGTCCAACTATTGAGTTACCGCAGTTAAATCAAAGGAGAATACTGAATGGCTAGCCTAGGCCGGAAATACAAGCATGGCGACCACGACACTACGCAGCGGGGCGGCACGCTCCAGTACGGCAACTATCTTGGTGTGCTGGCTGAAACGGATATCAAGGATAACAGCCACAGCACTGGTCGGCTTTTCGTAGCTGAATTCCAGATCGTTGAGCCTGAATCATTCAATCGTCGCAAGATTTTCCTTAACGTGAATATTGAGCATGAAAAGCCTGACGTTCAGAAAATTGGTGAGGAAGAATTTGCGAAGATCATGAAGGCCGCTGGCATTCCAGACGACCAAGAGATTGAAGAGACTGAAGAGCTTGAGGGGCGCGAGTTCGTCGTTACTGCCGGTCCAGATCCAAAGGACCCGGCGCGCACGAAGATTTTCCGCTACTTCTATCCTGAAGATGATCAGCCGGAACTTGGCCCGATCAAGCAGGGTTCGCCCGCTCGCGGTCGCCGTGATGAACCGGAACGCGGTCGCCGCGAAGAGCGCAGCCGTGAGCCTTCGCGCAATGAACGCACTCGCGAACCAAGCCGCGATACTAGCCGTGGGCGCGATGACGGGCGCGATAGCGATCGTAGCCGCAGCCGTGATCGCGAAGAGCCACGCGGTCGGAGCGGGCGCGATACGGGCCGCGAAGAGCGCGGGGTTGAGGATGACGATATCCCTTTTGACCGTAGCCGCGAAGAGCGCGGCGGTAAGGGTGGCCGCGATGACGAAGTGCGTAGCACGCATGGCGGCGATGAAGCCCGCTCTACGAAGCCTTGGGCGAATGGCCGCAAGCCCACTCGTTAAGAACATGGCATAAACTCAATGGGCGGGCGCTAATGCTCGCCTTTTCTTTTTGGAAGGAAAATGCGGTGAAGATAATTGGCAGAGATAATTATGGTCGCGAATCGGTAGCTGATTTTCTTGTTTGCGAAAACGTTGCAAATGAGTTCGTTGGTAATATTATGATTGATGCACTTAACGCTAACACACAAGGCCTATTCTATTCCTTGCAACCGGACGATTATAAGCTGTGGCGCGGTATGGAGGAGTTTATTTAGTGGCACCATTCACCAAACCGCAACCAAGTACGGTAAAGGCTATCTATCGAGCATATGAGGCGCAGGTAGAGGAATGGGATTCCGTAGGCATATCGGTAAGCGAATGCGGGTTAGAATGTGATCGCGCCCTCTGGTATAACTTGCGTTGGTCCGTGCATGGTGAAAAGAAGCCGGGCCGCATAATCCGCCGCTTCGATACGGGCGCGCGTGAAGAGCCTAGATTGATCGCTGACTTGACGATGACAGGCGCAAGCGTCAGTGATCGTCAGAAGGCCGTAAACCTTGTTGGTGGTCACGTACGCGGCAAGATGGACGGACTAGCGCGCAACATGATTGAGGCGCCGAAGAAGACTCACGTCCTGGAGACGAAAGCACTAAACAAGAAGAGATTTACCGCCGTCGTTCGCCATGGTTGCCGCAAGGCAGAACCTATGCACTTCGCCCAATGCCAGCTTGGTATGCATGCGGAAGGTCTGGAGCGCGCCGCATACTTCATCGAAAATACAGACGATGATTCGCTATGGCTGGAGCGCATAGAATACGACATCTATTATGCGTCATCGCTGGTGTCTCGCCTATTACGGATAGTCGAAAGCCCTAAGCCGCCTGGACGTCTATGCAGCAACGAGGACGATCATCGCGGTATGTTCTGCAAGAATAAGTCAGTATGCTTTGGTGGCGAGCTTCTGCGCCACACTTGCCGCTCATGCATCTATTCCAAGGCGGAAATGAGCGGCAATGCCGTATGGTCATGTCAGCTTCGCGAGCGCGTGATTACGACCGAAGAGCAAAAGGCAGCATGTCCACAACACCTTAATATTCCGGCTACTGTTCCAGGAGAGCAGATCGACGTTGATAAAGAGGCGGGAACGATAACGTATCGTATGGAAGATGATATTATTTGGACAGATGGACCGGAGGCGTTTTGACATTGCGTCCATGGGGAGATAATCATAGCTGCATCATGAAGCAAGGAGGCATAGCATGGATTTGAAGGGTTTTAAGATCAGCAATGGTAGCGCTATTTCGGTGGCCGTTGATAATGATGGCAATACGCGTGTGAAAAAAATCACCTTCAATAAGAAGGGGAAGATTCGAAAATCGATCGATTGGATTTCCGATATGCCTTTCGATGCGTTCATGCGTGCCAATAACATTCCGGTATATGTCAAGAAATGAACCGTGCCGCAGCGAGAAGCTTAACCGTCGATGCTATTGAAGGCAAAGAATCCATTGTAATCGAGAATGCCAGCGGCAAGGTTTTGGGATTCGTTGGCGACGATGGTATTTGGGAATCATCAAACGTGACTCCTTATTTATTGCTGTCAAGGATGATAGCGGATCCGGCTAGACATGCCGGAGGCAAAGATGCGCGCCTTAATTTAGTAAAGGCCGCAAACCGATTGCGCATTCGCGCTGTAATGAAAATGCTATTTTCCTAATTATGGGAGACACTATGAAAAAAGAGCTTGACGTAGAAAACCGTCCGGAATCATTTAACGAGCGAATTATGCAGTATATGCCCGGCCTCAACAGTGCTGCACGGCGATGGTATCCAGGGCAATCGGAGAAAGCATCTGAGCTAGTTGTAGATACGATTGTGTATGCCCTGGAGAATTGGCGAGGATATCGAGAAGAGGCGGACGCGTTTCACTCTTGGCTAATGTGGCGCATGCGAGATTGCGTAACGAAGAAGCGACGCGGAGAGTTTAGGCATTCGCAAACGTTCGTAGATAGCGGATTGCTTCAGGTTCCGCATTCGGGAGAAGAGCGCGGCGACCATGTGGAGAATCTTAGCGATAGGTTCGATGGTGGATGTCAGCCAAGCCAAGAGGATTACGTAGCGCTAAAGCAAACTATCGAGAAGATAAACAAGGAGCGCTATGGTCATGATCTTCTGAAGGAGGCTGCCGGATATTCACTATCTGAGTTGACGGAGAATAAAGTATCAAAACAGGCTGTGCAACAAAGAATTGCGGCGACACGTAAGCGATTGGGAGCAAGTCCATATGCATGATTCCAGGCCACCCGAATTTGATGAACGGGTGATGAAGTATTTCCCAGCTATTTTGAAGTGGTGCAATAAAGCATCCGGCGATAGACATATCGCTTACGACATGGCTGTTGATGTTGTAGAATATTGTTTGGTGCATTGGCAGAATTTTCGCGAAGATGGCGGCTTTTATAATTGGCTGCACTGGCAGTTTCGCGGATATGTCAGTAATCAGGCTCAAAAGCATAAGCGCGATATGCACAATAGAGGCGGCGCTTTGGTGGCAATCGACGCCTACACACCTAATGAAGCTAGTGCTTTCCTGCCTCACACACAAAGTCACGCCGCCAAGGTTGAGGCGAGCACAACAATCGCCATGTTATCCAAGGTGAAGGATTTCGACATGGCGTATCGTCATGCTGAAGGCGAAAGCTATGTTGACATCGCAAAGGATTACAGCCTCTCGCATCAACGTGTACAACAGCGCGTTGAGAAGTTTCGGGAGGTTGCCAAGAGGAAGATTTAGTGAATGCAAAATAGGTATTACCAAGACGAAGCCATCGAATCGCTATTTGAATATTGGGCTGAAGAAGCGGGCAACCCCCTAATTGATCTAGCTACGGGCGCCGGGAAAAGTTTGGTGATGGCTGGTGTAATTATCAGGCTAGTTAAAGGCTGGCCTGATATGCGCATTGGTGTAGTTACACATGTAAAAGAGCTAATTGAGCAAAATTTCATAGAGCTTAAGGGCATTTGGCCTACAGCTCCAGCCGGTATATTTTCAGCTGGCCTTAATCGTGCTGACTTTAGGGCGCAGATTCTATTTGGCGGCATTCAAACAATTTGGAATAAGGTCGAAAAGATTGGCTGGTTTGATGTCATTCTCATTGATGAATGTCACCTTATCCCGCATGGTGATGCTGGGAGATATGCCGAATTCTTCAAAGCCGTTCGAGAGATTAATCCTGACGTAAAGATTGTTGGGCTTACCGCAACACCATATCGCCTTGGCAGTGGTCGGCTTGACCGGGGCGAAGACAGGATGTTTGATCGCGTCATATACACATACGGCATTGCTGATGGCGTGCGCGATGGCTATCTAACGCCTCTTTCATCAAAGGCTACGGATAGCGAGATTGACATCAGGGGCGTCGGGAAGATCGCCGGGGAGCTTAATCAGAAAAAGCTTGGTAAGGCTGCCGATGAAATAACAAAGGCCGCCGTTGAAGAGATCGTGCGTAAGGGGCAAGATAAGCGCTCATGGCTGGCGTTCTGTAGCGGCAAGGATCACGCATATAGTGTTCGGGATGAAGTTAGGCGCTATGGGATGTCATGCGAATCGATCGTTGACGATACGCCATCTGGCGAGCGGCGTGATATTCTTGAGGCATATAAGAATTATGAAATTCGATGCCTTACGAACAATAGTGTTCTCACTACCGGCTTCAACCATAAGGGCGTTGATCTTATCGCAGCATTGCGGCCCACTCTTAGCGTTAGTCTGTATTTGCAGATGCTCGGTCGCGGGACTCGAATCCTTTATGCTCCAGGCATGCCGCTGGATACCGCAGAGCAACGCAAAGCTGCGATTGCCGCAGGACCTAAGCCCGTATGCTTAGTGCTAGACTTCGCACGCCTGATTGATACTCACGGTCCAGTTGATAGCGTAGAAATAGCCGACCCATCTAGCGGGAATGGCGTTGCGCCGATCAAGAAGTGCCCTACAGATCAAAAGGACAAGGCAGGGCGCTGTGGTTGTGGCGAAAAGATTCATGCTAGCGTACGGCGCTGTACGGCCATTAATCAAGAGACCGGATTGGAATGCGGTTTTGAATTCGACTTCGATACGGGACCGAAGATTGACGCGGTAGCCGCTGACAAGCCGGTTATGAAAATGGCCGAAGCTGAATGGCGGACGGTTATGCATCGTCAATTCAAGCTACACCAGAAAGGCAAGGCGCCAAGCATTAAGGTTGCGTACATCAATGGCAAATCGCAGATTTATGAGTGGCTATGTCCAGAGCACGGCGGCATGTTGAGTAAGCACGCGGCGTTCTTTTGGGAGAAGCATAATGGCGAATTCCCTCCGCCTGCAACAGCGCTAGAATGGCTTGAGCGACAAAATGAGCTAGACTATACGCAAGGGGTACTTGTCAAGCCCGGAAAAAACGGATATTGGGATTACAAGGACTACGAACCAAGCAAGCGCGTTAGTGAGCGGCTGCTGTTTTTGAAGCCAAAAGAAGAGCGTCGCGGATTGGCCGCAGACATGAATGATGATATTCCGTTTTGAGGAGATAAGGCATGAGTGGACGCGAAGTACGTAAGGTTCCAGCAAGTTGGATTCACCCGCGATACACGGCTGACGATGCGCCATTTCAACAGGCTATTGGGCGCTATATTCCGCTTGATGTTGGTTATAACGGTAATGCTTGTAGATGGATAGATGAAGCAGAGCGCGACCTACAATCTGCGCTTGATAATTACGGCAATCCTCCTGACAAGAATAAATACATGCCTGAATGGCGCGATGAAGAATGTACGCACTTCATGATGTATGAGACGACATCAGAGGGGACGCCGCTAAGTCCGCCAATCGATACGCCTGAACATCTTGCGGAATTTCTGGTAACTACAGGCGCTTGCGTGTTCGCAGACCTTACAGCCACCTATGACCAATGGCTGAAGATCATCAACGGCGGCAATGTTTCAATCACGTTATGGCCGAGAGGAGGGCATGCATATGAAGTGCTTTAAGTGCGATGGTTGCGGTAAGTTAGCTATGAATCCGGCTGCATACCTAGCTGAGATTCGCGAGAAGCCGTGCGTCATCTCTTGTTGTCCAGAGACGGATTTTAAGCCGTATGATACGGGTGAATATGATCTAAAGAAGATGCACTTCATTGAGAGTGCGGCCTCTGACCCAACTAATAAATTCTGGATAGATGATTCGTTTACATGGTCAGATTCTCCGCAGGGATTGTTATTTTGGTGCGACAAGGCCAATAAGCACAAGGATGGCCAAAACATAGGCCAGCCAGCATTCAACGCAATCACTGACATGATTCGTCAGAACCGAGAGGAGAAAACCATTCATGGCCGGTAAACGCAAACCAGATTACGACCCAATGGCGGTTGGCGCAATGCATGCAGAAAATATAGCAGCCATTGCCGAGTATGAAGGGCAACCGGCGAAGGGTCACAACAATCCTCCTGACGACTTCGCGGAGCGCAAAGCTACAGCACTGAAGGCGATTGACGACCTTTACGATGAAGCCGTCAACTGGTGTGACGGGGAGCCGATCGCATCAGAAGAAATGCACGATGGCGTCACTAAGCTTTACGATGGCCTGACGGCTGCCGCCAAGCTTGCCGATTGCCTTCGAGTCGAGGAAAAAAAGCCACTTGATGACAAGGTGGCCGCTATTCAGGCTGAATTCAATCCGTATATCCAAAAGGATCGAGGTAAGGTCGATAAGGCCAAGAAGTCCCTTTCTGAATTGCTTACCGTATGGCGCAAGAAGGTTGCCGATGAAAAGGCCGCAATTGCCGCCAAGATCGCCGCTGAAGCCGCTGAAGCCAGAAGGCTAGCGGAAATTGCCGTTCGCTCATCCACGGGCAACCTCATGGCGCGAGATGAGGCTGAAGACGAACTGAAAGAGGCCAAGGCGCTAGAGAGGGAAGCGACGCGCGCATATAAAGGCGCCACTACCGGCCTGGGCTTGCGGACGGTCACAAACGTAAAGCTTAAGGATGATCCTGAAGATGGCATGAATTGGGCATTTGATTTCGACCCGGAGCGGTTCTATGCTATAGCTGAAGAAATTGCAGCGGAGCATGTTAGAATCAATAAGCTTGATGGGCTTGTTGGATTTAACATCATTAAAGAGAAGCTTGCGCGGTGACATTCGAATGTACCACGGAACCAACGGTGTGCTGGCTTTGCGGCATGACGGCTACAGGAATAGGGATTCCATCAAAGCAATACAGAGGAAAGCCTTGCTGGCTTTGCGAGGAGTGCGCTAAGATAATGCCGATATTGAAAGAGGCAAAGGCTTTGGACATTTACGAGCTTCGCGCCATTCGAGATGGCGGGGTGCCTGCCGTTGGAGAATATCTAGATACTATTGGCATTACCGATTTAGCGCTTATGGATGAGCTTGACGCGGCTGCAATCGTCAAATATGCTTGGCTTGGCACAGTAAAGAAGTTGCGTGAGCTTATCGAGGAATACGAGGGCGCAGTTCCGCCAAGAGAGGATAGACGTTGACCGACAAGACCGACAAGACCGACTATATCAGCGCAATGTATGCGCTTGCGCAAATATACGCCTTCGAACTTGAGTGGGTGATTTTTCCGACTCGTGAAAAGGATGGTTTGCAGTGGGATGAAACAGAAAATGATTACGTCCAGAAGCTAGAGAAGTCGCCATATATCCGTAACGGCCTACGGGGAGCAAAGCGCTCTAAGGCAGCCATAGAGGCGTGGTGGAAGCGGCTACACCCTAATGCAATGATTGGCTTGCCCACTGGCGAGCTTAACGGCATTTGGGTGCTTGATATCGACGTACCAAGTCACGAACATGAATCTAGCGGTTGGATCTGGCTTGAAGAAATGCAGAAGCTTCATGGAAAGCTACCGGAAACGAGAACGGCCAAGACGGCTAATGGTGGCCTGCATTTCTACTTCAATTACGTTGATGGCATCCGCAATGGGGCTGGCAAGGAATCTGGCCTTGGCGATGGCGTTGACGTGCGCGGTGAAGGCGGTTACGTGGTCGCCCCAGGTTCTATTTTGGCAGATGGTCGTTTTTATGAATGGTCATGCGACGACGATACTCCAATTGCAGACGCGCCGCAGTGGCTGCTTGATATCGTCGTTAAGAAGCATGAGCCGCGCGAATACGAGCGCCGTGTATCGTCGCCGTCGCCAAGCGGACAGACGAAAAACCAACGTTATGCCAATGCTGTTCTTGATGACGAGATTCGCAACTTGGAGAGCATGGGTGCAGGTGGCCGTGGATTTGCGCTCAACCAGTCAGCGTTCAAGCTTGGCTCAATGGTGACGGCTGGCGAGCTTTCACAAGCGCAAGTCGAGGATGCATTGTTTAATGCCGCTGTCTCCAATGGTCTTGTAGCTACGGATGGAGAGCGGCAGTGTTGGGATAAAATCAGGCGAGGAATGAATGCTGGTGGTCGAAATCCTCGCGCCGTACCGGATTCGATGCACAATGATGAGCGTTCAAATTTGCGGCTTCGCGACCTGAAGAAGGTTATTGAGCGTGCCGTAACAAAAAGCAAGATGAGCGAAGAGGATGCCCGCGACTACAAAGAGGAGGAAGAACCTGAAGAGGAAAACCTCCCTTTTCGGATGACACCTTATTTGTGGGTAGATCCAAAAAAGCTCGCTAAGCGTGAGTTTGTTTATGGCAATCATTATGTACGTAAGTACATATCGTTTACCGTGGCGGCTGGTGGCGCAGGTAAGACGTCAAACTGTATCGCTGAAGCGCTATCAATGACATCAGGGCTTAACCTAACTGGCTTTCAGCCTAAGCAGAAATATAATGTATGGATGTACAACGCTGAAGATCCGATTGACGAACTTCAGCGGCGCATTCAGGCTTGCGCGACATATTACAAGCTTCGTCCCGATGACTTCGAAGGCCGATTCTTCTTGGATTCTGGGCGCGAACAGGAAATCGTCATCATGCGAGATGACCGCAAGAATGGTATCGTAACAGTTGAGCCTCTAGTAGACGCTATTGTTGAGTACTTCTTGCGCAATAAAATTGATGTCGCTATTGTTGATCCATTCGTTAAGACGCATGGCGTCAACGAGAACGATAACGGCTCGATTGACAAGGTGCTAGGCTTGTGGACGCAGATTGCTGATTATACTAACACGGCGATTGAACTTATCCACCATACAAAAAAGGTTGAGGGACGCAAGGTTGCCGTTGATGACGCTCGCGGCGGATCTGCCATTATTGGCGCGGCCCGATCCATTCGAGCACTCAATGTCATGGATGAGAAAGAAGCGCAAGCGGCGCGCGTTAAGGCTGATGATCGCCTATCATACTTCAGTATCGACATTGGCAAATCCAATATGGCTAAGCGCAAGGTGATGCCTGATTGGCGTCAGATTGTTGGAGAGGGCAACAAGAATGGCACTGGACGCGGCGGCTTGATTGACCAAGACTTTTCGCCAGTAGCGACGGAATTTGTCTTGCCGGAATCGCAAGAGGCGCTTACCGATGTTGATGACAAACAAATCGAATTGATCATCGTAAACTTGCGTTCTGGTCAGCATCAAGTTAACCCGGCTGGCAACGGGTGGGCTGGTCACATGGTTGGCGAGGTTCTTGGCATCGCTACCGATAAGGAAAGCAAGGATGGGCGCGTCCAGGTGGCTAATATACTAGCCGTACTACACGAACAAAAACGAATCTCGAAAGTGCGGGAAGTCGTTCCAGGCAGGAGAGAGGCGCAATGGTTCTGGACAACGCCAGATGTGGCTGCTAAGAAGTTTGAAGAGCAACAGAAGGCCAAGGAGGCTTGACTATGACTACATTGCGAGAAAAGGTAGCCAGCGCGTTGAGCAATGCTCGCGATAACGGTTATTTCACTGCCAATACGCATACGCCGCGAGAGATTGCGGAGGACATGCAGGCGTGCGATTCTGATCTAGAAGGCGAAGACATTGACGCTATTGAGCGCGAGCTAAGAAAGGTGTTATTGCCATGAAAGCAGTAAAATATGAAACAATAGGCGGCGTTCGCGTCGAGCGCGAATTAAAGCGTGATGAAATTCTCCCTTTGCCAGCGCTTGGCTCTCCAGAATATGAGAACGCCATAGCGCAATACAACAGCTTAATGGCCAAAGCCTACCCAACCGTAAGGCGCGTCAAAGGTCCAACCATCCTACTTGGTTCCGGTGGATATTTCGATTACGACTATCCAGAAGAAACGCCGCTGTCGATCGAGGATTACGTTTGCGGGCTGGCATTTGAATGCCGGTTCCGTGGGCAGAATGTCGAGAAGTCTACGGGGCGCCGCGTGTATTATAGTGTGGCGCAGCATGCGGTTTTGTGCTCGTATGAGGCTGAACGTTACGCCGCTAATATGCCTGGGATGCATGATGCAATTGAAGAACTAGCATTCGAAGCCCTCATGCACGAGTCTGGTGAGCCTGTATGCGGTGACATGGTTTCACCGCTAAAAAGCAAGTTGCCGGAATACAAGACGGTCGAGAAGTATTGCGAGCATGCCATCGGCAAGTCGTTTGGCGTCGGCTTTCATTTTGCTGACATCGTCAAGAACATCGACAATCGCATGTGGGCAACCGAACGTCGCGACCTGATGAACTGGAATGGCGAAGAATGGACGGCATGCGCGTTTGAGCCGTATTCTATTACGATTGATCCACTTGGGCCATATGAGGCAGAGCGTCAGTTTTACGCTCGCTGGCTGGAGCTTGGCGGCGAAGAAAGGATGCGCAATGCTAGAGTCTAGGTATGTTGATGGGCATATATTTTGGGGAGACGAAAAGGTAAGGAACGCTTATGCTGTCGTCACTAGGTCGCGCCTACAATCATCAAGCGGGACGCACAATTTGAGCTATCCATTCTCCCACAAAAATGTTGCTGATGCTGACGTTGATCGAGCGCTAGATCGTGGAGACGCCCTCTATCGCATTAACGTAAAGGTGAAAAAATGACTGACACCAAAACACAACTCGGTAAACTATACGATGATCTTGGCTGCAAATTCATCGGAAAGAAAGACGCGGCTACCGTCAATAAAAAGAAATCATTGCGGCGCCTTGTCGCGGAAGCCATCAATTCGACATGCTTTTCAATCGGCCCGTCCGCATACGGTATGAATGGCGATGATGCCGAAGAAAAATTCATGACGACCATGGAGTATGGCAGTCGCATTGTGGCCCTGAAAAGGGCGGATGCCGTTATCGGGATTGTCCGCCGCGCCGACAATAAGGCGGAAATGCCGATCATTGGCCATCCGTATGAGGACGCAGTTAAAGCCATTAGGTTTGTCGTTGAAATCACTCCAGGTGACGATAGCGATTCCTTCTTGCGCCTATGGCTACACGGAGATTGGCCGGAAATTGATCGCGATTGGCCGGAATGGAAAGCATTTGTGGAGGATGGCGAGTGAAAAAATGTTGCGCGCACTTCAGCGCTGACGGTAAGCGTCGGTTATTGCTCAATCGTTTTGATTGGGATATGCTCGATTCAGACAATGCGGTATCATTGCTTAGCTATGCTTTCTTTGGTGTTAACCCATCAACGGCTGGCAAGGATGATGAAGACCATACGACAACCAAATGGTGGCAGTTCACTATCCGTAATGGCGGATATGCATATGGTGCCGCGAATGCATTCGATGCTATCTCGACTGACGTCAAGGCGCTGGCGACTATGGATAAGCCTAGCAGCGCAGAAAATGACGACTGGATTGACATGCTTATCGCTGATGCTGACGTGCTTGTGCCTTGTTGGGGATCTAGACTTAAGTTGCCGCCGAAATTATGGCCACGCCTGGATTGGTTAAAGCATCGCATCCTGTCTAGCGGAAAGCCGGTTAAGGTTTTCGGTCTAACAAAAAGCGGCGACCCAAAGCACCCGCTTATGCTTGGCTACGATACGCCGTTTTTGGATTGGTGTGGATGAGCCGCCGTGAAACCATTCGCGAAAAAATACTAGCCAGATGCATAGTTGATCCCGTTACGGGTTGCTGGCTATGGCAAGGCCCTACAAGCGGCAAGAATGGCCGTGGAGCTGGTTATGGCAGGATGACGCTAGATGGGGCGACCGTAGCCGTGCATAAGGCTATGTGGACGAATGAGCATGGCTTAATCCCGCCACGCAAAGAGCTTGACCATGTATGCCGTAATAGACTGTGTTGCAATCCAGACAATGATAAGCATGTCGAGATGGTAACGCGACTTGAGAACGCTAGGCGCAGGGATGCTGCGATTGCAGCTGAGAAGATCGATATAGTTGATACGTTTTAAGGAGAATAAAATGCCCAAGGTAAAGATAACGGCAGCTATGGGTTTCTTTGATAAGTACCGCGTGCGCGTTGGCCGAAAGCGCGTTGGCTGGATTGTTCCGTCACGCGGTTTTCTTCGCGACATGGGCTCTTATCATTTCCATGACGTGAATGGCGAGAAATTTTGCTTTGGATCATTTGCGGATGTTCGTGATGCTATTATTGCTCACTTTAAGGATGGAGATCATAATGCTAGCAACCTGGACTAAGATCCTGCCGTTTTTCATTGTGGCTTGGCTGGCTAAGCGAAAATGTGAAGTATTCCATATTACGGAAGAAATAGGAAGTGATTATGTGTATCCGTATAATGGAATTTATATTAGAATGGACAAGACGTGGAGGCGTGGGCTATAATGGCAACATGGGAAAATTCAGTTGGCGCTACAGACGAATGGTATACACCCAAATATATCTTTGATGCACTTGGGTGTAAATTTGATGTTGACGTGGCGGCTCCAATTGATAGAGCGTGCACATACGTTCCAGCTGATGAATTCATTTCGTCCGATAGCCTGGAAAATAAATGGGCTGGATTTATTTGGATGAACCCGCCATTTGGCGGAAGAAATGGATTGGTGCCATGGCTTAATAAGTTCTTTGATCACGGTCATGGCATCGCCCTAACTCCAGATAGAACTAGCGCACCATGGTTTCGTGATGCATTCAAACGCTGCGATGCTGTAATGTTCATCCCAAAGGTCAGATTTATTAAGCCAGATGGATCATTGGGCAAGTCGCCAAATTGCGGGACTGCAATATGGGCGGCTGGCGACCGCGCCGTTGATGCGCTTGTGAGGGCGCGGGGAAATAAACTAGATTGCATTATTGCAACTAAGCATTGGAGCATGGATTAATGGCAAAACGTTCCGACTTCAAGCGCCTGGAAAAGGACGCATATCAAACGATCGACCCACGCGCTATCCCGCCGCTATTGCCGCACATTCTTAGCGTCAAGCGCTATGCTGAGCCGTGTGCAGGTGAGGGCAAGCTGATTGATATGTTGGCGCAGCAAGCGCCTTGGCTTAAACTTGGGTATTATAATGACATCGGCTATCTGGATGGCGAAGATGCTATTGATGGCAATATTCTGGAGGCGAGCCGTGGGCAGTATGATGCAATCATCACGAATCCCCCATGGGGCAGAAAGCTATTGCATCCAATGATTAGACGGTTCATGTCGATTGCGCCAACTTGGCTCTTATTCGATGCAGATTGGGCACACACAAAGCAAGCGCGTCCTCTACTTCCGCATTGCGTCAAGATTGTTTCTATCGGTCGGCTAAGGTGGATTCCCGACACCAAAATGAGCGGAAAAGATAACTGCGCATTCTATTATTTCCGCCAAGATCACGACGGCGGCCCACGATTCTATAATGAGGATCGATAGTATGGGTGACATCATCCACGCAAACAGCAAGTTCCCCAATCATCGCAGCGAACACACTATTCTAGGCGATCGCGTCTGGAGAGCCGTACGGGCAGTCAGAGATGATAATGGCGGGACGTTTACGGGTCTCATGGCGCATGTTATCGAGCATCGCGTTTTCGAGCTTGACAAGAGCTTGCGGAATCATAATGATGGACCATTCGTTATTTCCGCAATGATCCGCGCTAGGGCTAATACGCTCATGCTGGAGGCAAAACAAGGAGTCGAGACTTGATCAAGATTGCACTAGCCGCCCTACTGATGACAGCAACGACTGCATGCGCCGCCGATGTCAAGCGCTATACGATCAAGGATGATGCAGGCGGCTTCGTTAGGAGCTATCAGGATGCAATCAAGTACATGGGCGACAACCACATGGCGTTGCGCCTGGACGGCAAGTGCGCGTCTGCATGCACGCTGATTTTGTCGACGGTTGCCAATCTCGATATCTGCGTTACGCCAAATGCTATTTTCCGATTCCATCAAGCTTATATATCGACGCCAATGGGACCTGAATATACTGTAGAGGCGATCGTGTCAGGCGAGAAGGCTTGGCGCGAGCAGATGCTAGCCGTGTACCCTAAGTGGGTTGGCGCGTTGATTGATAAGGCGGGCGGCGTACCTAGCGTGTACACGACGGGCAAGACGGATGTGTTTCTTGAGATGCATTTTGATGTGTTGTCGGAATATATGAAGGTTTGTGCGAATTAGTGCTTGACGCCATGGGCTGATGGCACTATAACTTCCATATCGAAACGCCATCAAGGAGTAGACCAATGGCAACGAAAAAAGAAGAGCGTGCAGCACGTATTCTTGAGGATCGGAAAGCAGCATACGCTAAGAAGGTTCGCAATCTTGTCGGCTTTATGTTCGGTCGCATTAAAGGCGTATCAGCCGCCTTTGACAAAGGCATTTCAGCCGATGAATTCGCGGCTCAGATCGCCTCTAAGTCAATCGTTGGCGCGGTTATCCATCCGCTGAAGATGGATGCTGTTCGCCGCGCGCGTGATCAAGCTGAGGAAGTCATAGCCAGAGTTAAGGCTGATATTGAAGCCCACGCCATGGACCGCAATGCAGCCGCGCCCTATCCTCCATTCAATATGAACAGCCGTCATCCTGATTACGTTAACATGAAGACGAAACACGATCTCTACTATCGCCTGACCGAAAACAAGACGGGCACGTATCGCGAAGGGCAACCAGACATTTGCACAATGAGCAAATATGGTTGTGATCGCATGATTGCTGAGGCTGAAGCAATGGCGGCGCAGCAATATGATGCGTTCATCTGCAAGATGGTTTCCAAGGTTGGCGATGTTGTTAGCGCTGATATCGAAGGCTCTCACATTTGGGGTCATTCGTTCCTGACGGTCGTTACCGCCGATGGCGCTAAGCAGGTTTGGAAGACGCAACAGATCGTCAATACGTCTAGTCTCGGTCTCGACTTCAATCAGTGGCCGTCTAGGATCGTAAAATAATTAAAGTAGGCCTATTTTTTCTTTGACATCAACGAAGAATCGGCCTATAACAGACACATAGCCCAAGGCGCAGGGCTTTAGCAAAGATAGCGACCACTACTAGGATCTTTGCTCAACTTGATTACGCGGGAGGTTGTTATGTAGTGCGGTCACGCGGAAGCGATAGCATGCCAGTTATTTAGATGTTGTGGATTTGGTATTTGACGAATTCGGCCCAATGTGGCCGCTCCCAAGAGGATAATTGATCATGATGGCGAGACGCCTAGCTATAGATAAGTCCGTACCGCAGCGCGGGGCGCGCTGAAAGGAATATCCTGGATCATTAAAGGGCTAAGCCCATTGTCATCTCGCCCGTAACGGGTAGACTAGATGAATTTATTATCTGGCTGTATGACTTGCTAAAGCCCATAAGGCGCACGACGCGGGGATAGGCATTTTCACAGCAAAGCAACCGCTTGATTGCTCACGATCCAGCCCCTAAGCTAGCAGCGCAAGAACCAGAGCTTCGCTATAATGATACGGGCTGCGATCAATGAACAATCGGTATCCATAAAGGAGATAGTAATATGGAAACAATCGACATTACGCCAACGTGGCGCGACGTAGCAAGAATCATTGCTGCCGTTCTTGAAAATGGCACTGAGGCTGGTAAGCTGGCAGCTTGGGAGCAGCTAAATTCCATGGCTATGGCTGCCGATGATCGCAATGCTGCCACTCAACAAGCTTGGCGTCTTGCTGTTGTTGGTGAGAGGCTTGGCGACGCACTGAAGCCATTTGCGGACCTTGGCAACATCTGGCTTCCCGAAAGTGAGGATGATGATAGCGCCTTTGTGCGCGCCGATGATACGGCGGCAACCGGTGTAACCGTTGGCGACCTTCGCAACGCGGCGCGCGTATACAAGGATATCGCCAATGGCAAAGATTGAAAAGACGCGAGCCAACAAGCCACTGGCACATGGAGGCGCATTCTTCGCCCGCAACGACGATGGCACGCTGTCAATCGGCATGTCGTATATTGCTGTTAATGGGCTGCCGACATCATACACGCTTACGCTTGATGCAGACGAGAGCGAACATGCGCGAGATTTCGTCAATCGCCCAAGCTCAAACGATGGGCGGGAGAAGATTCGGTTATGCAAGCATAATGATGATGATCATTGGGAAGTCTGCGCCAATAGTCATCAAAATCCTGATGAGTTCATCTACCGGACAATCTGGCTATGAGCACACGCGAAGACTTCTTACGGTCGGCAAGTGAAGCTAGCGCCATCGTAGTATGCGATGATGGCGCTCTTATTGACGAACAGAAAATTACCAATTCATGCTATCTTGTTAAAAGTGGCATCGCATATATGACGGCTACTCTTGCGGCTGAAGTCCAAACCGGCTTGATGGCGCGCCGTGCGCGGGTATATCAGCCATGATCAAGCTCGAGCATAGCGTAGGCGAATGGCTTGCCCTGGTGGAGATTATTGGTGATGAAGCAGAGCGTTTCGTCTACGGCAAGAAGCACCTCTTCGGCATGCGACGGCATAGAGGCGTCATTCGATTCGTTATCGAGGATCATCGCGTGCAAGGACTAATGGAGTTTGCCGCTAAGCGTGGCGTTGACGTTGTGATTGCTGTAGACATATAGAACATTGCCGATGCGCTGGAATACTGTTACCCAGGGCGGCAAGACTGAATACGCAGATCGACATAGGGCATTAGCTCTAGCGTATAGCCATCGTGAAAGCGATAACTTGCTTATGGCTGTTGCCATTCTGGTTTGGCGTTGTCGAGGATGACTTATAGCGATACCAGTCTGACGGCCTTATCAACCGCTTAGCTGCTACTTCAATACCCAATGAAACGCTCGTAAGGCTGATGACCTTGCGGGCGTTTTTTCTGTTGACGATCGTTGTTTCATGCGCTACACATGATGCATAACGCTGTTAGCAAGAGGATATAGCGATGACTGCCATTACCGCGCCCGCTGAGAAGAATCTTAGCAAGAAGGATATGCCTATCCATCTGGTGTACGCGCTGGTTGATAGCCGCGAGCCTGATCATGTGCGGTATGTGGGGAAGACGAACACAGAAAATAGCATGGCTAGACGCCTTAGAGATCATGTTAGAGATGTAAAACAAAATCCTAAATATAAAAAATCAAGATGGATTTCAGGCGTAATTAACGCAGGATATGCCGTTGAATCTATAATTCTGGTAGAATCTCTTACAGAAAAAGAGGCTATGTCTCTTGAGATTGACCTAATAAAGTACTTCGGTGAGGGATTTCACGAATTAACAAATACGACTATTGGCGGAGAAGGGGTTATAAGGATAGAAGGAACTACAGAAAAAGATACTATCATTCATGACTTTTATCACATTGAATCTGGAGATATATCTAGATGCACAATAGGCTCAATGATGCTTAAATACGGCAAATCTTCCAATTGGTTTTCCGTACCGACGGGGAGATGTTTGCAATATAAGGGCTGGACAAACAAAGAAAATTTCATAATTATTTCAGAAAAAAAGAAGATTGAATCTAATATATACACATTTGTTAATAACCATGGATATATTTTTGTCGGAAACAGAAAACATATATCTCAAAAAATAAAAAAATCCACAAAATTTGTTGATGGCCTAGTTCGTGGTGATGTTCATTGCAATACTGCATTCTTCATTGGTGATGGTGATGTTTCATCTTCTGTAGATGTATCTTTATTAAGTTCGTTATCTATAAAAAATGGATTTTCTGGCGTCAAGAAAAAAAGGAATTCTTATGTATCCGGCGTAACCATTGATGGTTCATATCATTACATCGGCACATATAAGAATGAAGTTTCCGCAGCGGCGGCTTATGATTTATTTATGATTGATACAGGCCGAATTTTCGTTAGGAATCTTCCGTGTGGTCATCGTGCATACGGCAATATAGATTGTAACATTTTAAATATTTCTTCTCCAAAGAATGGCTCAATTTCATCATTATCTAAGTCTGGATATAGAGGAGTAAGAATTCGTTCTGAAAAAAAACCATATGCAAGAATAAAGATAGATAAAAATGATATAAACCTAGGCACATTCCCCACGCCAGAACTAGCCGCGCAAGCCTACGACGACGCAGCATTCGCCAAGTGGGGTTTCGACTGCTACCTAAACTTCCCCGAACGTTTCGAACATCTCCGCAACCAAGCCGCATAAGGAGCGCAACCATGATCAAGGCCACAACGCCTAACGCCAACGACGTTTATATCAAGGCTGGCAATATCAGCATCAAGGCTAAGCGCGTGGTGCGCGTAGAGCCGCAGTCCGTGGGTAAATTTTATATTAAGTCTGGGGCCGGAAGCTCCATCATGATCGGAGTCGTTCCGTCTGGCGCTGTCGTTCCTGTCGAGTACGTGCAATTATCTTCGGCGCAGTGCGAAGACATGCGGGACGTATTCGCGGCGCTTGCCGATACCTTGAGGACGTAAGCTATGTTCATCATCCTCCACATCCTCGCGCTGCTATTCTTCCCGCTAGCGCTTTTCGTTACGATCCCGATGCATATAATTTCTGCCAACGCCGCTCGACGTGAAAAGATTATGCTTGACTACATGCGGCACAATGCTATGGTTGGTCAACGCAACAAGGATTAACGAAAATGACCCATGATGTATCGATGTTGGTTGGATTTCTGGCGTGTGTCGCTATTTTCGCGGCATTCGCAATGGCGCACAAGGATGGCCAGTGATGAGGTTCGAAAAATATATACAAATTGTAGGCCGTGGGCTGCGCAATAGGATTGAGCCGCCAATTATTGATGATGGCTGGTGGTCGCGCGTGGCGATGAGTCAGAAGCCATGCTTCACGATCGCCGGAACTGAGGTTTATCAATCGTATGACGGCGGCAACATCCGTCGTGGCAGTTTTTACGTTCGCCTTAAGTCTGGCGCTATCGTAGCTGAAAATTCAACATATAACGGCGCTGTTGCTTATGCACGTTGGGCCTCTTGCAAGGAGAACGAAGATGAAGCTTGAAGCTGGTAAGCGTTATGTCATGGCTGATGGTAGCGTGACGGAGAATTTGCGAACTACTCCAGCCTCATATGGTGCCGCTGTAGCATTTGTTGATGACTACACATTTGCTAAATGTGGTGGTTATCAGGTGTGGAATGAAGATGGCAGCGTCTTCGATATACAACCAGGAGAGTACCAAATGCATATCGTCAAGGAGTTTTCTACGGCTCCAGAAAAACAAGGTGCTTGCCTTGGCGATATCTTGAGTGTGGCAACGAATGAGGCAACAGAAGCGCGCGCGATGATCACCGATGTCATTGCGCAAAAGAAGATCAATAAGGGGGTATACGGCGTAGTAAACGTTATTGATGTTAACAATGCTATCATTAAATTGAAATTTGTTGGCATGCATGGATATGGATGGCTAACGGTAGACGATATACGCGATGCCGCATCAACACTAACGAAACTTGCCGATGCTCTAGATTTCAACAATGGCAACCTCAATGCTTAACGATTCTCAAACAGCGTATCATCTCGCAACCTGCCATCTTGAGCGTCGCAACCGCTTCGCGTCAAAAGCCGTTCGCGATACACTGCCGCCGCCCGTCGTCAAGCGTATCGTTGTGACCGCTCCAGCGGGATACGGCAAGCGCGATGCAGACATGGCGCCGTCTATCGTAGCAGAACGTAACGCCGCCTGGAGGGCGCTATATGACGCCGGAATGACACTTGAAGATATTGCGCTTGACTATGGCGTATCAACGCCTAGAGTTACGCGCGTTAAGGCCGCCAATGGATGGCCGGAACGCAGACGGCATAAGGGAGTGTGGATCTATGATTAAGCATAAGGAAGAGCTAATTGTGCAATACCTTTACGGCCAGTCAGCGACTCTTATAGTTGGTGATCGTGCTTATGCAGTTGGTCCTATTAAGGTAACAAGAGGCAAGGAAGCCGTAACGAACGCCGTAGATCCAGGTTGCGATCCATGGCCTATGTCTGAGTTAAGCACTGGCATGATAGAGCGCAGCGGCCTGATTGAAATGACATGGGAAGCCGAAGACATCGTGCGCGAGTGGTGCGAATCCATTGTAGAAATGCAGAAGCGGGACTTCATTGCTACCGTAGAGGCTGCGTCAATTCAGGCTTATGGGTATGTTGACGAGGATATCATGATGTACGCTCGCCAAGCCATTGCTGATAAGGTGGCGGTTGAAGGTCTTCGCGTTGCCGTTAACGACATCAATGACGCTATGCGCGTATATGCTGATCAGCGCGTTTGCGACGGTCGCACATACTGGAGCATGAATCGCAAAGCGCGGCGCGCTGGTGGACGCCATACCGACCGCACGCCTGGGCATGTATCAAAATATGAAGTGAGGAAACGCTGATGTCATGGGAACGTACGGCTTATGTTGGTCAGCATGTCGTGTGCATCGATAATAGTGGGCCTCTAGAAAGCCTTAAAGGAGAGATTGCACCAACTATTGGAATCGTATATACGATCAGACGGATAGAGTATGTCGAATCTTGGGATAAGACTGGCATATTGTTGGCGGAAATTATCAATCCAAGGTTTGATACATCCATTGGATTAATGGAGCGATTAATGCCATCTGAATGGTTTCGCCCCGTTGATGAGACCAAGCTTGATGTATTCAGAACATTGCTTAAGCCGGTTGATGAAGAGACTAAACGCAAGATTCTGGAGGATGCATGACCAATTACCCGGATAGATATGTGATCACTGGAATCGTAAAGGATGGCCAGCATAAAAATGAACGCGTCTATCTATATTGGACGGAAGAGGGCGGAGGCTGGTGGCAATGGGGTCCAGATGGATGGGCGTATCGTTTCGAAAATAAGTCTGGCGCCAGATTTGAAGACGCCATGCGGTGTGCAAAGAAAGGCGTTGGCCCATATTACTATTCAGTACACCCTGAATCTGTCGAGGTTTATGCTACGCCAGCAATCGTCACGGTTCGTTAGGAGCAATCATGACCGACGCAGAAACATTAGCGCTCGTTAACGCGTGCTCATATAAGCCTGGGTGGAGCATTTATGTAGCGTATGAGCCAAGCATTGCATTCAACGGTCGCGTTGCCGCACAAGGACGCGCATACATTCAACTATCCATCAGCATCGAAAGCGACGCAAGCCTAGACAGCGCTAAGCGTGACGGTACGCGCACACCATGGAAAAGCGGCAAACGCTATCTTTCGCCTCACATGTGCCGACAAGAGGTTGTTGGCGCTGTGTTCGGCCTGATTAAGGATGCCGAAATGCATGAGGCGCATGAATGGTTTCGGTATAATGGATCTTCTATATTCAATCCGCACCTTGACCCTGACGCGCTAGCCGTGGTTGCAAGCAAGAAGGCGAGCTTTAATATTCGCGATAACGCTATGACGATGGAGGAAAGCCAATGACAGACCTAGACAATGCCATCATCTTCGCCACTAATGCGCATGCTGGACAGCTAGATAAGGCAGGTTTGCCATATATCCTTCATCCTTTACGGGTTATGGCTAGCCTTAAGGATTCCTCGGAGGATATTCTTGTGGCGGCTGTGCTGCATGATGTCATGGAGGATTGCGGCGTTTCATGCAATGATCTTTTTATTGCTGGTTTCTCCATGCGCGTTATCAGCGCTGTTTTTTCGCTCTCCAGGCGTCCAGGAGAGGATTATCTTTCGGAATTCATCCCGCGATGCGGACTCAATGAAATCGCGCGCAAGGTGAAGATTGCCGACATAAACGACAACGCATTGCCATGGCGGGTAGCGATGATTCCCCCTAACATCCCACGCGGATTGCGCTATGCCAAAGCGGTCAATTATTTGGAGAGATACCGATGACATATGATGAGATTTCAAGCGCAATATCCAAGGCTAAAGTTAACGAGATGTACGCCGCGCATCTTGATAACGCATATCCAGTTCTGGATAAACACGCACCTGCTATTACGTGCGGATATGTGCGGTCAGCCGCTCGTTACCTTCGCTATGAGGCGAAAGAAATGCGTCTGGCTGCATTCCTGGAGGCTTCGGATAAGAACGTATATTGGCATGATAAGGCAGTTATGGAAGTTCGCCTATATGAAAATAGCGTTGGCTGGTTAGAATCGGCCCGCGAGTATCAGGCGGCAAGCGCTTCTTTTCAGCGGCTGAAAATGGCCGCTATGGGTATTGACTATTAGGCGCGCTGCTGATACACAAGCAATAGTCAATGATGGAGATATGACTATGACTCGTGAAGAATTTAAAGTTGCGTATCGTCTTGTTCGCATTTATCGCCAGACGAAGCAGGTAGATATCCTAATGCTGATGGACGATGATGTGGCCGCTATTGCCGCGCTTTCCTGTCGCAATGGATGCAGCCGTAAGTTTGGTGTCGAATGTGCAAAGTCAGCCCATGAGCGCGGATTCACATTTGGCGAAACTATTGACCTATTCTTGTCAGCCGCGCGCTATCGTCGTGATCGCGGTACTTTTCAGGCAACGAACTTTCCAAGGGGAGCGCTATAATGCATGTAGGATGGATTTGGAAATCAGCTATGGGTGATCGCTGGCAGTACGTCCACGGCGAAGAAAAACCAGACCTTGGCTTCACGCCGAAATACAATGAGAATGTCACGTATTTGCGCGTATACGCCGCCATCCCTCATTTAGCCAATCCTGTAGATGGGGAACGGCATGATGGGGCGATAGACGAATTCTATAAGGCTGTATCGCTTCATGTTGAGGGCTTGGAGCGCCTTCCGTCCCATGAAGAACGTGAAGCTCTCAAGTCTGGTTTCCATGCCTACCACTCCGCCCTTGGAGCCGGGACGGTGGCGCGGGAGCCGGTGGTGGATGATAAGCGATGGATGGATAGCGGGTTTGTGAGAGATATCCGCAATCACGCTCGTCGCCTTTGGAATGAAGATGAATTCTCTTGCTCTTGGAACGATGAAAACAAAGAGCACTATATCGTCCGCGCGGCCATGTTAGCAGCCGCCCCACCCCCACCCGCAGCGGTGCAAGAGCCGGTGGCCGTGAAGGCTCTGGAGTGGGAAGAAGGAATTGGGCTTTGGACGGCCCAAACGCAGTTCGTTGCCTGCTACTCTGTTTGGTGCGTCGATGATGAGAAGTGGCAATGCAGTCTGCTGGACGGATATTTCACATCAGACGACGTCGCCAAAGCAGCCGCCCAAGCCGACTACGAGCAACGCATTCGCTCCGCTCTCTCCACCTCCCAAAGCGACCCCGCACCCGAGATAATCACACTCTCGCAGGACGTCATTAATCTCGTCATCGCAGCGCGCGAAGTTCTGGACACCGGCTATTCAATCGAGCCTGAACGCAATTGGCTAGACAAGGCCCTTGAGGCGTTCTCCTCGCGCGCTCCATATGAGAACGAGCCTGAAGATGTCGCTTCAACGGCGGTAGAGATGGAACCCGAAGAAATACAGCATGAGAACAATCTCATGAATGAAAATGACGCGCTTAGGGATGATAACGAACGGCTGCGCCATATCGAGGGTGCGGCAAAACAATATGTCGCATCGGTAAACGGCGGACCCGGTCCATGCGCTTCGGATGCGGCATGGGCGTCTTATGATAACGCAAAGCAAAAGGCATTCGATGTTCTTTGCGGCGTCATAGCCCCTGAGAAAGAGGAGGCGAAGCCATGAAAACCACAGCGTGGGCCGCATTCTGTACCGATGGATACCCTAAGCCATTTATTCATGACGGGTCGATCCGTGCAACGCGGGTCGAGACACAGGCATATATTGGCGGCGCGTGGGCGCTGTCTGATGAGACTGCCCGCCTGGGATGGAAACGTGCCTATAGAGCCGGTTGGCGCTGCATCCTCGTGGAAGTCTCGATACTTTGCCATAGCGCTTTGGCGGCAGATGAGCAAAAAAATAAAGCTTGACGTCCAAACATATCAGCGATAAACCTTATGACATCAACAACACATGAGGTTTATCGCCATGATGATTCCTGATTACGTAGAGAATGAAGCAGCCTACGCAGACGCTATCGTCCGCAACATCGCGCGCAACGCCATGAAGACGACGCAAAAGCGCCTGTCAAGCGATCCTGAATTTGCCAAGCTATACGCTTACGTTGAGCGCAAATCCAATTCTGGATCGAAATTCTTCAAAGACATGTGGAAGGCATTTGAACAACGCGGTCGCATTACTGAAAATCAGGAAGCCGCAATTGCCAAAATAATGCGCGAGGAAGACGCCAAGAAAGCGGAATACGCCAAGCGTGACGCTGGCTCCCTGCACGTTGGTATTGTTGGCGAACGTCGCGAATTTACGCTTACCGTACAGACTATTATGGTTATGGAAAGCGAATATTTTCCGACAAGCTACCTCCATATCTGCAAGGATACTGATGGTAACGTGCTGATCTACAAAGGCAGCAAGCAACTTGCTACTGAACGCGGCGCGGTCATTTCGTTTAAGGCCACTATTAAGGCGCATGATGAGCGCATGGGCGTGAAGCAAACCAAGTTGGCAAGACCGGCTCTTATCGTAGCGTGATTTAAAGGGGCTTCGGCCCCTTTTTCTATTGACGCGATTTATGAATATGCTACAACAAGTCATCAACAAGGAACGAAGCATATGACCAACATCAACCGTCGACGCAAAGCAGCCAAGCGCCAAGATCGCATCGCCACCGTGTGCATGGCTGTACTGGCCGTATGTGCCGCTATCGTTGTCATCGCGCCGCTGGCGTTTGCTTTCTAAGGAGTATGCCAATGCAGAAAGTCATTTATCAATCTCGCACCTATGATCCAGCTAAGGTTACTGGTCGCTATGTGCGGCTGGCAATCTTACGTCCGGGCGATGAAGCTTTCGTGCTTTATGAAACTATCGGCCCTGATGGACGCGGAGCTACGGTTCGAGAAAGCGTCGTAGGTCGCGACGTCTTGCCGGAATCAATTATGCTGGCTGCTCGCCAATGCCTTACGTTTGTGAAGTGGATCAAAGACGATGCATAGTGCTAACGAAATCCGCAAGGCAATCGACCACTTGCAATTTAACGTATGGGTAAGGTGTTGGGCGGATGGTGTCATCTGGTGCGGCGCTGAATATGGTTCTGAAATGCGATCACGCGAGATAGAAGCGGCACTTGCGCGCGCTGGCTATCAAACGCGCCGTAGCGGTCGCCCTGGAACGTCTGGAGAGTACATCGTGGAGATTGTCCAATGACATATAGGCAGTTACTACGGCAATCTAGCCTACGTCCGCTTGATCGTGACGAATTGCGGGCTCTTAATGTATTCCGCGAGGATGAGACGTTGCGGCGTTATCGTGCAATTCGCGCTTATCGTCAGGCGACGTCAATCAAGGGCGTATGGACCGCAATTAAGGAGATTTTCAGTGGAAAATAACGCACAGGAAGACATCAAGGCGCATGCTCAATGGGCGCTAGCGAACAAGCTTATATTGCCTGGACACGCAACGGTTCTTCGCGCGCCTACAGGATGCGGTCGCAGCTTAGTGCTAGCTGAAGCTTTGCGGATATCCAAGCCAGCGACCGTTACGGTTGTCTATCAATATCGTATCATGCTTGAGCAGTTCAGGCGCGATATTGGCGATCATATCTTGCAACTGCCATTCCATATATCCTCAATGCTTGGGATGATTCCATCAAATGGCGATACGCACGTTCTGGTTATCAGCGAGTGCGTATCGCGGCATCATGGCCATTATCTCGATCTGGTGACGCGCGCGCGTCAATATGGCTATGCTGTAATCGTAATGTAGGAGGTTGGCAAGCATGAACAAGCGAGATCGCGATAACCTAGCATCCCTGGTGGCGGAATTTGAATGGAACCAAACATCCAGCACATCTGAAGCAGCCGGATTCGGTCAGTCGGCTAGGCGTATTATCCAGACTTTCAAGCTGACAAAAGATGACCTATCGTTTTCGCGAGCTTGGGCTATAGCTGGATTGTGCGAAAAGCAGGATGATGATGACTGGCTAGATGAATTGATCGACTCTTGTGCGGCTGACTATACCGCCGTTGTCGATGCGATAGAGGCCGCTGGAGACTTTGCGGATTTCGATCCTTATGCGGTCGCTAGCCAAAAATAGCGGTTGACAGGATTGGTGCGCGTGCTATGATGGGTTCATCAACAGAGGGATACGGATATGATCAACGTTAAAGAAGCAGCTACACTTTGCGAAGCATATGGCGTGAAGTGGGTTGAGTATTGTGCATCGCGCGGTTATGATTTCTCGCCATGCTCTAACGGGCGCACGATGTTCGATAAATCAGACATCATCAAGTTTATCGTTTGGGAGAATTGATATGTTCTACGCAATCGACTTCAAGGGCCACAAAAACCTCTTGGCTCAGGAAATCCCTTCAGCCGTTGGCATGCGTGGTTTCTATATTCATGATCTTGGCGGCGATTATGACTTTCGTGATTTCGAATATCGAATTGCCAAGGGCGAGGCACGGGAAGTTTCTTTCGTCGGTCGTCGCCTTGATGCTATAGTGAAGAATGGTGCCTTTCAGTCTGCCGCCGCTTAGCGCTCTCATGCACCCATAACGACATACAAAGCGCCAGTAGGCGCTTTTTTAATTTGTACATACGTATAGGATTATTTTTCTACAGTTTCGTTATTTTAGCATCACGAAACGCAGTAGTACTATTTCGCCATAAAAAAACCACGCACTTTTTGTTTTGCTAAGACTACCTTAGTTTTATTTTTATGTTAAGTTGTTGATTTTTATCATGTTACAATTTATTGGTTAGTGTGTCACAATTTATGCAACCATGCCACAATCATCCTGTATATTAGCTGTTTTTTAGGCGTTTCGCAGTAGTTCGCACTTTTGATAAACAAAACTGTATTCCTGTTTTAGCCTTAATATCATGTATTTTTGGAATGTTATTTCAAACGCTATAATTTGGTACTTATTGTAATTTTCATATATATCTAAGTCATTGATTTTTAATACGCACTTTTGGTTTTCAAAAAGTGTGAAAAAGTGCGTATTTTGGCAAATAACTGCGTCAGAACTTTTTCTCACACTTTTTTATTTATCCCTACACCCCTCCACACTTCCCCTATATACCTCCTCTTGAGAGGGGTATGTAGGGGAGTGTGGGGGAGGGAGTAGGTGCGAACGATAAGAAAACTACTGCGTCGTAGAAAAGTTGTTGATATGTGTGTGCGGAAAGTGTATGGATGAGCTAACGACGAAAGGAGTCGATATGTTCGAAACTGAATTCAAAGGCACGCTGGCAATCAAGGTGGATGGCGACATCAAGCGGTACGTTAAGTTTACGATGGAGGGAGATATTCCTTTGGAGGTATGCGGTAGGGTTGCCGCTACATTCGCTATTCGAGCGCTAAGCGGAAAGCCGCCTTTCGATGTTGAGATTATTTCCATTGATGAGATGACTCGCACCCACAAGGATCGCAATCATCATGACTAAAGTCCGCAAACGCATCATGCGCCGCAAACGCGCTCGCGTCGGTGACGTTATCTTGTCTCCGGGAAAGAGCACCACATCAACCGTCGTCATTGACGGCAAGCGTGTACTGGTTCGCCAGAGGATGGACAAGGATGGCGTTATCCGCACGACTACGACCAATGCTGCCATTCTCGAGTCTGACCTACAGGCGGCGCAGGTTGAGGCGTTGAGAGCGCATCCACTCTATGGCATGGCATTTACGCTGGCTGGAGATATGGGCGCGGGCAAGCGCGGACCACAAGCGCAAGCTGATGCCGTCCGTACAGGTCTTGAGAGCGGAGAGCCTGACTTGCGCATTTACATCATTGGCGGTAAGTTGCTGTCTGTCGAGAACAAGGCTGAGAAGACGCCTGTATCTAAAGCGCAGAAAGATAGGCATGCACTCTTGCATTCGCTTGGATTTCAGGTAGAAATCATCAGGACAACGACATGCGACATGGCCGTTCATCGAGTCATGTTGCTTATGGCGACTGTCGTTCCTGGTTTCATATATGAGGAGAATTGACATGGATATCGTTAATATGATTTTGTCGTATTGGTGGCTACTTGTTCAGATTGCTATCGGCATTATGGCGTTGACAATCGTAACGCTCGTTAGCGCGGCAACCGCAAGAATTATCAGCACGGATCACAAAATGCTAGTCGACAAACACGATCACCTATTGCGAAATTATCGTTCTGTTGTCGGCAATCTGAATGCTCATAAACGGCGATTGCGGGAAGTAAGGGGTAGCTTGGCGACGGCTTATGCTTATGATCGCTGCTCAGATGAAACCGTTAAGGCGTTCTCGGCTTGGCTTGCCCTAGGTAGTCCAGGCGCTAATCCAGGCGATGAAAGCAAATGGCATACAGGTGGCTTTGTTGGTGGTAATGCTCCGCCTTCAATCGTCAATAATGATTATGTCGTCGCAGAAGATAGATTCGGCTATCATCCTAATGTGGCTTTCTTTCCTAGTACTGCCAACGTCGTCATCACGCAAGCCCTTGCCGATCAGATTACGGAAGCCAACATCACGCGCAAGCTGGAGGACAGTATCCAGCGTGGCGAGGATATGGCCATGCATGATGTCGACAATGACCACGACGGAGGCGCTATGCTGCATGCTGACTTTCGCGACGAAACAAAAGAAGAGCGCGTGGACCGGGTCCGCCAGCAGATTACCGAATCACTTTCAGGCGAAGGCAGGCTGTCACAATGGTTCGGACTCACGCGCGCCGCTTGGGTAACGCTTCCGCGATCGTTTATGCAGGAAATGCCAGACGAATGGCAGCGTAGGTTCGCTATTTGCCTGGAAGAGATTCAGGACACATTTCCTAACGCACCAAAGGAAATCGCCAATACGGTCGTTACTGGACGAGTCGGCGGCAAGTTCGTGCGTATTCCCGAATGGGTTAGCAATTACAGGCGCCCTGACTTGGATTTGATTAACGCGTGCCGTCGCGCTGATGTGGTTTTTGCAGATGACGGCAATAGTTATTCCACCCCCGAACACAATGGCGATGGCAGTGTTTACATTCCTGATAGCGATGATCCCGATGCGGTTGACTGGATGCGTCAGCGTGTACGCCATGACTGATTTCAGAGTAAATGTCACATGTAGAGAAGGCGGTATACATGACGGCAAGCTTCACGTATTGCAAACGGTCGTCACGGCTAGTTCATTATGGGAAGCCAAGCAAGAAGCCAAGCGCCGCGCTAGGAATGCTGGTTCTCGCATTATTCATTCGATAACATTGGGGGAAGATCATGACTGACGTAAGCTACATCATTCGTGCCAAGACGGCGACGGCAACGGTTGTCATTGAGAAATCCATCCAATTGCATTTCGTTGCTTTTGGTGACGAAACTGCTCAAGACGCATACAATCGATATATTGCTGGCCTAGCGGCATCAGGTATTAGTTTAAAGGTCATCCGAAATTCATCTCCACGCTTCGTTGACGACGATTCCAGCGGCGCCATATGATCTATTGTGAGACGACGACAAAACGAAAAACCTTTAAATTATATCGCATTACAGGTTTTGTGCTTAGGTCGTCTCACATAATTATTTCGCGACACGGTTGATATGGCATTGCGTTGACGCTTGTTATATCCTGTGGCGCGCGACTTATACCGTAAGCGCTAGCGCCACCCACAAGGCATGCTGCGCTATTGGCGAGTGGCGACAATTGTTATCCTTGGCAACATGTCGTCACTCGCAATTATTGACAGGGTAATAAGCGGTGGCTGCAACTTTCGCTTAGCAATGTATAGACGCTGTCTTGCATTGTCCCTGTCTGCTTAATTGGTGCTGATTAATGTTTAGTGATTCGCTCACGCATGAAGTCCATAACCATAACATGGATAGCACTAATGCCCATAGCGACGTCCCGAAGTAGGCCATTGGCTACCGGCTACGGCGCTTAGCGAGCGGTTGAGCTTGACATTGGTATCCTCCAACTGTATGTCTTATGCTCCCGCTCGCATTTTCACAGAAGGAGAAAATCATATGCATCTTTGGGGTAAACTGGTGGATAGTTCTGGCATCGCAGACGACATGGAAGATGCCGTTGAGGCTGAATTGGCTCGCAGATCATCAATCGGATCTCGCAAGGCATTCATTGAGCGTACGGCGCCTATGTTCTTGCAGGCTGCAATTCAACAGGGACGATATGTCGATGATGATGCCATAAAGCTAAGTGTTGCTCGCGCCGATCGTCTCTACAGCGCCATTCAGGATCATGATATTGGCAAGTAATAACAAGCGCTCCGCAGAAGCCATAGAGGCTCGCAAGCTATACAAGACGGCCAAATGGCGTAGGCTACGCGAGGCGCATGTCTTGGATGAGCCATGCTGTCGTTATTGCATGCGAGCAGAGGAAATCATGCCGGTTGAGGTTGTGGACCATATTAAACCGCACAAGGGCGACTTGACATTGTTCTATGATCCCGATAACCTCCAGAGTCTATGCAATCTATGCCATTCAAAGCTTAAGCAGTGGGAAGAGAATAACAAGCTGGTTATACATTTCGATGGCAATGGCTGGCCTATTTAGAGGGTGTGAAATGAATAGCTTTTCGGCTTATGTTTTCGCTACAATCTTGTCGATTGGTGCTTGGTTTGTCACATTTTACGCCGTTTATGGCTTTCTTACATTTTGGGGAGTATAATATGGATAACAATCTCGATGCCTCCCATTCTTGGCGGCAAGTCCAACTTGACGATTACGGTTATTATATCTTAGCTGCAAATGGCGATAAGCGCCGCGTTCATACGCTTGCAGAGGCTATCGACGTTCTTGCTGAAGAGGGCGCCAAGCGTTGCGCCAATGACATTGCCCGTCGTATCGTTGGCGACATGGTGACGCGGCCATGAGTCACGGCGTCGAAAACTACTGCATCATCAGCGATGGCACCAACGCTCGCCTTGTCGACACAAGTGGCTCAACGTTTCCGCCACGTAACGCATGGGACGTTCTCGCTTACGATGGTGAAGAGACAATGAACGGCTATCGTGATTTCGCGTTCAATAAGCCGCTTCCTGGTGACGATCGCACGCCAGCTTATCGTTGGGGATGGCAGAATGCCCAACGTGACGCTACGCACGCTCGCGATGGCTATGAGGATATTCGTTATGATTATATCGCTATGTGTCGTAGGCCGAATTAGGGGGAAGCCATGAGAGGACTTGAAAAAGAATATCTGGAGCATCGAATTCTTGATGCTATCGAGTTTATCCCGATGTCTAAGGGTGCTATTTGCGATTTACTTTATGGCAACGAAGATGGTTATTACGCTGTTGACTTAGCTATAAAGAGAATGCGCAAGCGTGGATATGTGAAATTTCATTTTTGCAGATGGGTAATAACCAACAAGGGAATTGGCGCTCTCAATAAGATGTATAGGTGCGTCTTTGCCGTCAGATGACGACATACAGGCTTGTCCACGCTGTTGCGGCTCTGGCTACGATAGCCATCCAGACTCCGGATATAACTGTTCGCTATGTGGTGGTAGTGGCGGCGTTGCCGCCTGCTTGCCGTGCCGCTGTAGTGAGATGGTGGAAGGTGATGGATGTAAGGATGGATGCCTTATTATGGCGCCTAGCGCGTGCTCTACCTGCGAAGGATCTGGCGTTGAGTTTGTTTATGGCGGCTATAGCACGGTTTTGGAAATTACATGCAGCGAGTGCTGCTTTGGCACGAAAATCAAGGAGACTTATGATGAGCAAAACTAATGCTGAGTATATCGAATGGTTGAGCGGCAAGCAGCCAGTTGCCGATGATGTCATGGTTGAGGCAAAACTTCGCGATGGTGTCGTTTTTCGATACCGCGCCAATCAACTGGAATGGGATCATTATCCAGATGATCCCGATTACGATATCGTCGCTTATCGCGTGGTGCAGTCATGAGTGAGTGGATTGCGAACACAGGCACGGCTCCGGTTGATGACGACGTAATCATTGATGTTGTGTTGCGCAACGGCGACAAATATGATTGTACGAAGGCAAATGGCTGGGAGTGGGATTTGCATAAGTATGGCGTCTTTTCAATTCAAGCATGGCGTCCGCACGTTGCTGTAGTTGCTCCAACGTACACAATCAAGCATTATGACAACATTGGCCATTCTCCAGCGTGGCCGCTTGTTCCGTCCTACTTGGGCGAACTTGAAGCCTCCGGCCTTGGCGAGAACCCCCGCCAAGGACCGGCCTATAATGATCCTGCATTCGTGCACTTCAGCAATGGTAAGCCGGTAGGCTTCCTGTCGTATCGATACGATGACGTACGCTGTGGCTACTGGATATTGGCAGCCTGGACGGCTAGCCACTCACGCAAGACTGGTGTGCATACGCGGCTGTTTGAAGCCCTGGTGCGCCGTGCCAAGGTGAAAGATGTGTGCACGATCATCAGTGGAACGCACGTCGATAACGCTGCGTCTCAGGCTGCCTTTAAGAAGCAAGGGCGAACGGCTACTCACATCATGTATGAGTATCGCATCAATGACTATGTTGATGGGATGGATGCATGACGTCCATGCACAGCGTTATGCGCACGCCTATCAGGTATCCATTCGGCAGGCCAGCGCTTGACCAGGACGCGCTGTGGAGATGCGTGGCTAAGACGTATGCGAACTATGATCCGGATCCCATAGACTACGGCCACGACATAGGCTCGCATCAGGACGTGGAGCTACACTATTATGCAGTGGATAGGCGTACTCCATGTGGCGCTTGGATCGTGCTAGGGTATGGCGTGCATGGTCATGAACGTAGGTTCGTGCACCTTGGTAAGCGCAAGCAGTACGCCAGCAACACAGAAGGCGAGGCCGTGCGTCAGTTCGTTAAGCGCAAGGATAGGCACATCTCCATCCTGGAGGCGCAGGCCGCCGCCGCGCGCGAAGCTAGGGCTATCGCTATGCAGCACGTCGATGTAGGCTCGACGTAGCTTTTTTATTTATCTAATAATAGGAATACATTCCTACAAAGATGAACTAATGATTAATATAGGAATATTATTCTAATATGTAGGAATGTATTCTCATGTTGTCTAGACAACTATGGTGATGGTCAGGTGGAAAAATATTCTTCGAAATATCGAAATAAAAGTATTGTTTTTCACTTTTGCGCATTGCCATCGAAATGGATCCATGTTATAATGGAGGTTTTGACCGGGGGGGAGTCTAAATGTTGGAAAAATAGTTCTGGCTGGGTACCGGCGGGGGTCAAAAGCAAACGCATCTCCAAAATGGGAAATAGGTTTATTTTCCTATGTTGCTTGATTTTTTGTGAATTGATTCCTACGTTGATTTGCGTATTGAATCAACCATTTAACACCTATAAACATTAAGGAGTATAGCATATGGCGGGCAGACCGCGCAAGCCACTTGCCAAGGCTAAAATTGAGGGCCGAGATAAAATTCACGCCGGGCGCTATTCAGGCAGAAATGAGCCGAAAGGAACAGAAGGGGCGGGAGATCCACCCGACTATCTACAGGATGTTGATGGCAACCTAACCCGTACCGCATGGTACCTCTTTACAATTGAGATCCCATGGCTAAACTCATCCCATAGGTCGCTATTGGAAATGGCCTCATTGATACGCGGAGAAATCATTGCTGGCGGCATGCCTGGAATTCAACGGCTTAATGCGCTACGTATGATGCTAGCCCAAATGGGGGCAACTCCAGCGGATGCAACTAAGGTAGGTGTAGGTGGAAAAGATGACGAAGACGAAGACGATGAATTCTTTAACGGTGGCTGAAAAGGCCACCGCTGCCGCCCAGCGCCGCGCGCAACAAAAGGAGAAGGCTATTGCCGGAAGACAAAAAGAAGATACCGTATTGGGGAGACAGAAGCATGCGAAGCCGTTGGTTGCTGCTCAAGAACTTTCGCAAGGCAGAAAGGGAGTGGTGCGGCAAGCTGAAAACGAACAGGTTCGGCAGCCTAACGCACTGGACCGTGCTTCTGCCTATGCCCGTGCGGTATTGGATGGCGATATCATTGCCGGTCCACATGTGCGAAATACGTGCCGTAGACATTTTTCTGACCTTGACGTGGGCCGAGATCGCGGTATCTTCTTTGATTTAGCTAAGGCGCAACGCATTGTAGATTTCTTTGAGAAAAAGCTTAAGCTGTCTGAGGGGCAGTTTGAGGGCTTGCCGTTCAAGCTTGCGCCTGTTCAGGTGTTTAAGCTGGCGTCAATATTCGGATGGTATCAAGCCCCTCTTGTGGGCGGTAAATATGATTTCGATGCTCCCAAAGGCGTCGTTAAGGGTGTAAATATTGCCGCTGGAAGGTATGCGCGTAGACGCTTTCGACGCGCGTATATCGAAGAGGGCAAAGGGAACGGCAAAAGCCCCTTTGCCGGGGGCATCGGCCTATATGGCTTATGCGCAGATGGCGAAGGCGGAGCGCAGATTTACGCCGCCGCCGCTAAGCAAGCGCAGGCGAACATTCTGTTTCAGGATGCCGTAAAGATGCGCGCTGCAAGTAAGGCGCTAAAAAAGCGCATTAATGGGATATCTGGTGGTCCAGGCAAGGAATACAATATGGCGCATTTGGCGTCAGGATCTTTCTTTCGTCCAATCTCAAAGGAGGCGGGCAAGACAGGCTCCGGCCCGCGCCCGCTATTCGCCTTGTGCGATGAAGTGCATGAGCATCCAGATAGAAAGATTATGGAGATGCTGGAACGTGGCTTTAAGTTCCGACTGTCTCCGCTACTGCTTATGATCACTAATAGCGGTAGCGATCGCAATTCCATTTGTTGGGAAGAGCACGAATGGGCATGTAAGGTGGCCGCTGGCACTAGGACGCCTGACGATGATTTTACCTATGTTGGTGAGCCAATTGGCGATGATACGTTCTCGTATGTTTGCGCTATGGATAAGGATGACAACCCACTAACTGATCCGTCGTGCTGGTACAAGGCTAACCCAATGCTGGATATTATCCTTTCTCAAGAATACCTAGCTGGCGTCGTGAAAACCGCCAAGGATATTCCAGGTCAGAGAAACGGTATTTTGCGGCTGCATTTTTGCACTTGGACAGATTCCGATAAGGGATGGATGAGTCGAGAGATAATCGATAGGGCCATGGTTGACTTTGATCCTTACGAAATTCATAAGGAGGGAATTATTGCCGCTGGCGTTGACTTGTCCAAGACTCGAGATTTGACCGCCGCAGCTTTCGTCGTAGAGACTGGAAAGGTTACTGTTGATAGAACGAATTCGGATGGCTCCATTGAGGAAATGGAACTACCTACGTTTGATGCGTGGGTAGAGGCGTGGACTCCAAAGGACACTATTCTAGCACGCTCTGAAGCAGACAAGCAACCATATGTATTATGGTCGGAAACCATGTATCCCGGAACTGATCAGCCATATTTAAGGTCGACTCCTGGGGAGCGCATTAGATATGATCATGTCGCATCATTCTTTGTGAAGGTTAATCAAGAGATGCGCCTTAAGGGCATTGCATATGATAGATATGCATATGATAAGTTTAAGGAGGAGTGCGAAAATCAAGGGCTTGATGTTAAGCATATAGCCCATCCGCAAGGCGGCAAGATCCGCGCTAGGGTAGACCCTAAAGATGTTGAATTGGCTGAGAAGGCCGGAAAACCAAAGCCTCTTGGCTTATGGATGCCTGGGTCTTTGAAGTTATTCGAAGACGCTATTATTGATGGGCGCGTGCGCTTGCGTATGTCGCCCGTGTTGATGACTGCGCTTATGGGCGCGGCTCTGGCTAAGCCAGATGACCAGGGAAATACATGGTTTGTTAAGGGTGACACAACAGTTAGAATCGACCCGGCTGTCGCTCTAGTTATGGCGTTTGGATTAATTCACGATATGCCGATTGACGAAACTGAAGGTAAATTCCAAATGATGTTTCTGTAGGGTTTACGTTTTTAAAGAATTAAATAGGGAACGGGAGGCTATATGTAGGCACTTTCGAACGTATCGAAAACCAATACACTGAAAAGGAAAAATAGTTGAAAACGCATCGTGCTTATTCGCTGCTTTCCGTAAATAACGTTGTAAAGGCCGTAAAGGCCGGTAGCGATACCGAACAGCGCATTATTTCCGGCATTGCAACGACTCCGACGCCTGACCGCGTTGGGGATATTATCGATCCGGCTGGCGTTTCTTTCAATAATCCTCTCCCGCTTCTTTGGCAGCATATGCATTCCATGCCAGTTGGTACCGTTGTTTTCGGCAAGGCTACCGATAAGGGAATTCCTTTTACTGCTACTCTTCCTGTTGTTGAGGAAGAGGGAAATTTGAAGCAGCGGGTTGATGAAGCTTGGCAGAGCGTCAAATTAGGTCTTGTACGGGCTGTATCAATTGGGTTTCGACCCATTGAATTTAGCTTTCTCGATAGCGGAGGCGTCCGTTTTACGGAGACTGAAGTTTTCGAATTGTCTCTGGTAACTGTTCCTGCAAATGCAGAGGCTACCATTGACGTTGTAAAAAGCATTGACGCAAAGGTAATTGTTGCCGCTAGCGGAGCAAAGAGCGTTAAGGCAAAAGAGGTTACGAAGTCTGGACGCGTTGTCTTGACGAAAAGCAAGGAGAATAAATTGGACTACGCCAAACAGATCGCAGAATTCCTGGAAACCAAGGCTGCAAAGATTGAGGCTGCAAACGCCCTTCTTGAAAAGTCTGCTTCCGCAACTCTAACCGATGAAGATTCGGCAGAGTACGACAATCTCAATGTTGAGATTGACTCCATTGACGCACATGTGAAGCGTCTTGAACAGGCGCAGGCTCGTTCTAAGGCTTCCGCTGTTGCCGTCGATACTACTAAGACCGCTGCTGCTGCTGCTGCTGCCCGCGCTGGCGTCCATGCCGTCGCTAAGGCTCCCAAGCTGGAAAAGGGTATCGAGTTCGCACAGTTCGCCATCTGCCTTGGTGCGGCTAAGGGTAGCCTACTCCAGGCTCGCGAAATCGCGCAGACTCGTTTCGTAGGCAATGCTGACCTGAATGTGGCGATTAAGGCTGCCGTTGCTGCCGGTACTACCACGGACGCCACTTGGGCCGCCCCTCTCGTTGACACCTATCAGCGCTTTGCTGGTGATTTCATCGAGTTCCTTCGTCCGCAGACCATTCTTGGTAAGTTCGGAACGGCTGGCATTCCTTCGCTGCGTCGCGTTCCGTTCAATATCGAAGTTGCTGGCCAGACTTCTGGCGGTAATGGTTACTGGGTCGGTGAAGGCAAGCCGAAGCCGCTGACCAAGTTCGATTACGCTAACGTTACGTTGCGTTGGGCCAAGGTCGCAAACATCGCCGTTCTGACTGAAGAGCTTCTTCGGTTCTCCAATCCTTCGGCAGAAGCACTGGTTCGCGACTCGCTGGCTGCCGCTCTGATTGAGCGCCTGGACATCGACTTTATCAATCCTGCCAAGGCAGCCGTTGCTAACGTGTCTCCGGCTTCGATCACCAACGGCGTTGTTGGTATCCCGTCGTCTGGCAATGATGCTGCCGCCGTTCGCAATGATATTGCCGCCGTATTTGGCGCCTATATTGCCGCGAACATGACGCCTACTTCTGGCGTCTGGATTATGCAGGCTACCACTGCCCTGGCTCTGTCTCTTATGCAGAACCCGCTTGGCCAGTCTGAGTTCCCCGGCATCGGTATGAATGGCGGTACGCTGTTTGGCCTTCCTGTCATTGTTTCGCAGTATGTTGCCGCTGGCAACGTTATTCTGGCGAATGCTCAGGACATCTTTTTGGCTGACGATGGTCAGATCATGATTGATGCCTCGCGTGAAGCGTCGCTTCAGATGGATAATGCGCCTGCAACTCAGGACGCAACGACCGGCGCAGGCATCGAGCTTGTTTCGATGTTCCAGACCAATAGCGTTGCTATCCGCGCTGAACGCTGGATTAACTGGCAGAAGCGCCGCGCTGGTGCCGTCGTTCTTCTTACTGGCGTTGCCTGGGGCCAGCCTGAAACCCCGTAATACGGTGATCCTTTTGGATTAAAATTGAATGGGCCGCTCTGCTCTGGCAAGGGCGGCCCTTTTTTCATAAAGGAGATAGACTATGCATAAGATTATTGTAACGGTAAAGGTGGCTCATACTGGAATGGGTATGTGGCGGGCCGTTGGCTCTACGTATGCCGTTGAGCGTTCGTATGCCAAGATCCTCCGGGCCATCGGTAAGGTTGACTACAATGACGCTGTGGCGCCTTCTGCGTCTGATGCTGTCATCTATCCATCTAGCGGAGAGTTGGCGTCCGTTGACGCTCTCAGGGATGAATATGAACGCATTAGCGGCAAAGAAGCAGACAAGCGCTGGAAAGCTCCGCGCCTTGCTGCCGCCATTGCTGAGATTGGCGCAAATACGCCTGAGCTTGATGTGGGCGAAAAGCAAGGCGAAGAAAATTGATCGGATTTGCTGAATTCATCAAGGAAATTTCTGCTGTTGGAGATGGCAGCGGGGATGCGGTGAATCCAATTATTCCTAGCGTTGGAATTCTTGCCGCCAATAGAACGCAATACAAGACGAACACAGCCAGCATTACCGCTCCGTTTACATCTCGGCGCATGCATTACGCGCACCCTGACGGTGACATTTCAGATATCCAAACGGTAGATCTTAATAGTTTCCTGGCTGGAATTTCGACGGCATCAAATGGGCCGGTACACAACATAAAGAGATTCATTGAGTATCCGCAGGGAGTCTTTACTCCGGTTTTATGGGGTGGACTCGATGTGGTTTCTCTTTCTGCCGGTGGAAGAATTAAGTCTGACATTGTCGCCGGACTAACTATTCCGGCTGGAGAAAAGTTTTGGGAACGTACGGTCATATTGACAAGCGGAAACATCCCCGTTTGCGTTATGCCCGCTGCGTCTAGCGCTATTGGCGTTGATGATGGCAACATCTCCGGTGATTTCGGTAATTCAGGTGCGATTGGCCCGACTACCGGCCTAAATACAATCGGATGTCAGGCTATTGTTGGCACGGTAAATGCTACCGATGCTAGGAGCTTCGTCCTTCTTGGTGACAGCTTGACGTTTGGCGCGCTGGATATTACCGGATCTGGGCCAAAGGGAGCATCTGGTTTTGTCGCCCGCATGCTGGATGATCATGGCTACCCGTATATGAAATGGTGCATTGGCGGTCAATATCTCCAGAACCAAGTAACCATGGCATCTAGAATCAATGCGGACATTGGTCAATTCAATTTCTCCGATTTCATCATTGCGTCAGGTCTCAATGATCTTAGTCTCGGTAGCCGGACAAAGGCACAGGTATTGGCCGATATCCAGACGATGGCAACTCAAACTAATGTTGCTGGAAAGCGCGTGTGGAAGACGACTATTACGCCAAGGTCTTCCTCTACGGATAGTTGGGCTACGGTGGAGAATCAATTGCCTCGCACGGATGGAAACATGGCGGATCTGATTCCTCTTAATGCCGATATCCGCGCCGGACTTCCTAATGTCTATGGGTTCATTGATGCCGCTGATGCCGCAATGAGCGCTAGAGATAGCGGAATTCATAAAGCCCCACCAGCGGGAACTACAGATGGAACGCACTTCAATTCAGTTCGAGCCGAATTGATTTCGTCTCTTATCGGCGTGGAAATTTAATTAGCATCATGGGCTAGATGCTGTGATCGGCGGATCACGTAAGAATGTTTAGCCATTTATTAATCGCGCTTATGCGCCAACACATGAGGACGATGTAAATGGCTAAACCAGTAACGACAAGATTCGGAAATTTCGTTGTAAAGCTTGGAAACGACGCTGTGCCGATTGTGTATTCGGCGCCATGCGGCTTTACCTCTAAATCATTGCAGCTTACAAAAGACTTGACAGAGGTTAATATTCCAGACTGCGACAATCCCGATTCTGTGGCGTGGATCGGGAGAGACGCGGCTAGTTTGTCTGCGCAAGTAAGCGGAGACGGAATTCTGGCCTCAGAATCCGTCGATATCTGGCTTGACGCTTGGGAAAACTCGAATTCAGTTCCAATTGAGATTTCCGTGGCCTTTCCATCAAAAACCATTGTGTGGACCGGATATGCGCAAGTTTCGGAGCTAACGATATCGGCAGAGCAGGGCGGTCGCGTGACAATTAGCGTTACTCTGATGAGTGACGGTGAATTGACCCGTGTAAGCAATGAGACTCTTGTAACCGTATTGGCGCATAAGGTGTATGGTCCTGGTTACAATAGCGGCGCAGCTCCACTTACCGGGGACGGCTCAGCTAAGGGCTACAATGTCATTCTTACGAATGAAACTGGAGCGCCGATTACGACGGCGTCTATTGCCCTCCAGGGCTGGACATTGACATTAGCAGGAACGACTGACACGGGGAATAGCTTTAGCGTAATCTCAAATGTGGAGTATCCAGTCGGAACTATAAGCGCTGTCTTCCCCACCACGGTTGTTCCTAGTGGGCAGAATGTTGCTACGGCTCCGATCCCGCTAACCACGCCGATTCCGATTGGCGGCGCCTTTAGGGTAACTCTTGTCAGCACTCCAGCAAATGGACAAAAATACATTGCTAATATTGGCTTTGCTGGCTTGCGCTCGCATGTGAATATTAGCAAAGCCGCCAGCGTTCGCCTTATGGGTGTTGGTGACAGTATTATGACCAATAACGGTAGCGCTGTATATAATGCGGCAACTGGAAAGTGCCCCGCATATATAAATAGTATAATCGGAGCTACCGCAAAATCATACGGAGATAATTCTGCTCAATATTTCGCTAGACAGGCTGATCTAGCCTCATTGCTTGGTATAACTCATATTATATCAAATTTTGGAACAAATGATTTTGGATCATCCGACACTGTGGCGAATCTAAAGACTTATCTAGGAAATATGCGTGACGCCGCTAGGGGCAAGGGAGTCGCTTTTGTTCAGGCGACAATCCTTCCCAGGACAAATCTCAATGTTTCCGATAACAGGATAACGGCCACGTCCGTTACCGGTTCAGGGACAACCATTAACGCAGTAGTTCCGGATGCAAGCAAGTTCACCGTTGGTCATCCATACTTCTTTGCGGGCGCTACTCCAGCCGCGTATAACGACATAAAGATATGTACCGCCATCAACACTACTACGAACACTGTATCATTCAAGTTCGCAGGATCGGGCACGAGTCCGGCAACCGGAACAATAACAATTGCGCCGACATATGTGACGCAGAGCGTTGGTTTCATGACGCCATTTAATTCATATTATACGGCTGGTATCGCATCTCCTCGCGGTCAAATAAATGCTTGGATACGAAGTGGGGTATTCGATGGATATATTGATTGGGCCGATGCTGTCGAGCCGACGCGAGATAGCGGTCGCTGGAAGGTATCTGGTGAAGACGCGCTATTGCCAGCAACGCAAACCGTAACTGTGTCCGCCGTAGTTAGTACTACTGTGTTCACGTCAGATTACAATCGTGGCGTCGGCACAATGGCGTCAGGCCTTGTGCAGCCAATCACCGGCGCCAACGCTGGTCAGGTGGCTGGAGCAACGGGAAACACATCAACCAATATCACCTTGCTTGCTGCGTTCTCTGCCGCTCAGGCTATAGGAGATACATATTATTGCGTCCCTAAGCCATTCTATATGTCGGCAGATGGTGCGCATCCCGCCGCTAGTGTGGGCGGCAAGGGAGGGCAAATTCACATAGACAATGCAACCTTGTCCTGGATTAACGCGGCGCTAGCTTGATGTTGCATGATGCCATATGCCTAATAGGCGCGACTGTCTGTATTGTCATTCTGGTCGCGCTTATATTGCTAGCATGGAGTTCAGTCGCCTTGATGGTTGTAGCGCCGTGACCAATTAATGAAGACAGCGAGATTATATTTCGTTCTCAAAGGAGAATATTTATGAAGAAAACAACTGGCCTCATTGGTCGTTTTAAAAAGGCGTGGGGAACACTACTTTCGCCAAGCTCTACGGGCGGATGGTGGCCGGTGGTCAAGGAAGCATTCGGCGGCGCTTGGCAAAACAATATTGAAATTAGGAATGATCAAATCACGGCTTATCACGCTGTGTTTGCTTGCGTCACATTGATCGCATCAGATATTTCCAAGCTTGGAATTGATCTTATTCAGAAGTCTGGCGGCGCTTGGGTGCCAACAACGAATAACGCCTACTCTCCAGTTCTTAGAAAACCCAATAAGAACCAATCTAGAATTCAATTTATTGAAAATTGGATGCTTTCAAAGCTGTTGACTGGAAACACTTATGTCCTGAAGATTAGGGACGGGCGGGGAGTAGTGACCGGACTCAAGATTCTTGACCCCATCAATACGAAGCCATTGATTTCTCCAGATGGAAGTGTTTTCTACTCAACGTCGGAAGATAATTTCAATGGTCTGACGAGTGGTGATGTTGGCGAGGCTTTCCCCGCCAGCGAGATCATTCATGATAGATTCAATTGCATGTTTCATCCTCTTATCGGCGTGTCTCCTCTTTATGCATGTGGACTTGCCGCAATGCAGGGATATTACATTCAAACAAGCCAAACTAAATTGTTTGAAAATGGCGTACAGGCTCCGGGCATCTTGACCGCTCCTGGCGCCATTGGCGACGCGACGGCGGCTAGGCTAAAGGCGCATTGGGAAGAGAACTATACCGGTGAAAAAAACTATGGTAAGGTTGCCGTATTGGGCGATGGGCTTAAGTTCGAAAAAATGTCCATGACGGCGGCAGATTCGCAGCTTATCGAGCAATTGCGCTGGACGGCTGAAGTTATTTGTTCTGTTTTTCACGTTCCTCCATACATGATCGGCGTTGGCGAAGCGCCGCCATATACCAATATTCAATCTGTTAATATGCAATACTATACTCAGGCATTGCAGAATCCAATTGAATCCATTGAGCTTTGCCTTGATGAGGGGCTTAACCTGCCTTCAGATATTGGCGTGCAGATGGACATTGATGGCCTATTGCGCATGGATGAGCAGACGCGCTCAACTACGTTGACCAATTATTCCAAGGCTGGCGTTTTGAAATTGAATGAAGTTCGTAATAAGATTGGATATCAGAACATGGTAGGTGGTAATTCTGCCTTCCTTCAGCAACAGAACTTTAGCGTTACGGCCTTGGCTAAGCGCGATGCCGGTGCCGATCCATTCGCTACAGCGCCAGCACAGCCAGTGCCATCTACGGATACAAACGACAATGGCGACAATCAAGATGCAGCAAAGCTTTTTGAGCATATGTCAAAGTCTATCAAGGAAGGAATTCGCTTTGAAATTTGATACATTCGAGGCCATCGAAAAGGCCATGGAAAATATTAAGTCTGCAATTACGAAGACGGTTGAGCCAATCGTAGTTGAAGTGCGTGCCGTTAAGGCGGCCATTGGCGATGCTGTTTCGCGTATCGGTGAAGTTGAGGTGCTGGCCTCCAGACTTGATAATCATCTTACAGAAGCCAATGAAACGGCCGCCGCTGCACTTGAGACATCTATGGAGGCCGTTAAGACGGTTGAGCAGATTCGTGGCGAATTCGGCACGTTTGCTGATGACGCCGTGAGGATCATTGATGAACGCGTGGCGACTATTGAGGTTAAGCATGGCGTTGATGGTAAGGACGGCACTAACGGCCTAAATGGCGATCATGCGCCCTTTGTCGAGAGCGTGTATAATGATGGCGGCCAACTGCACTTCGTCATGTCGGACGGCAAGTCATTCGCCATTACTGCCCCGTCAGATGGTGAAGACGGCAAGGATGGCGTTGGTATTCATGATATTGACATTAATGAAGCTGGTGAGCTTTTCTATGTTCTTACGAACAATAAGGAAGTTGCATTCAACATCGGCAAAGTTCGCGGCGAAGATGGCGATAGCATCACATCTGCTCACGTTGATGTTGATGGCAAGCTTTCTTTCGGGACGGCAAGGGGTAAGACGATTGACGTTGAGGATATTCGCCTTAAGGCCGATGTCGTTAACGGCGTTGATGGTAAGGACGCTCCGAAGATTGAGAGCATTTCTATCGCTGATGATTCTCGTGAAATCGAGATTGTCCTGTCAGATGGTGTGAAGCACTTTATTCCAGCACCAAAGGACGGCAAGGATGGCGTTGACGGTAAAGATGCCCCGGCCATTGAAGTCGTGAAGAAGACCAGCGAGGGCCGCTTGGTCTTCGGCATGTCAGATGGAAAATCATTCGAGATTGATGCACCAAAGGACGGCAAGGATGGCGTTGACGGAACCAATGGCTTGGATGGCGTTAATTTAGTTGATGCCCTGATCGACTCTGAAAATCGCCTTGTTCTAACGACATCCAACGGAACCGTTAAGACTCTTGATGTCGTCGTCGGCTCCGATGGTAAGGACGGCGTTGATGGCGCCCCAGGTAAAAATGGAGCCGATGGCTTTGGCTTTGATGACATGGCTATGGAGTATGATGGTGAGCGCGGCCTTTCTATCGTGTATTCTCAGGGTGACCGCGTGAAGTCTATTGACTTTCATTTGCCTATTCCAATCTATAGGGGCCAATTTGATTCGGCTAAAAGCTATGAGCGCGGAGATATGGTCACACACTTTGGTGCCGTGTATCATTTCGATGGCGGTGATAATGGCATCCCTGGTTCAGCCAAATCTTGGCAATTGTCTATCCGCGCTGGTGTCGATGGCAAGGCGGGTGCGCCCGGTACACCTGGGAAGCCGGGAAAGAAGGGCGAGACCGGTCGCCCCGGTAGAGATCTTACGCAGATTGGCCCTGATGGGAGTAAATGGTAATGGCAGATCCAATCGACATTGTAACGCTTGATCAGGCTAAGCGCCGCCTTCGCATCCTTCATGCGGATGAAGATGCATCAATTGAGGAGATGATTACTGAGGCAAGCGCCGCAATTCTGGATTACATTAAGGCCGCCGATGATGCAACATGGACATCAGTGCAAATGCTGTGTCTGAAAACGGGAACATTGAACATGGTGCAATGGCTATATAATGGGTCGCCAAAGTCATCCGATGAAGACATTGGGCAGGCAGACGGATATCTTCCCAAGAGCGTAACTATGTTCCTCCATCGCCTTAGAGATCCGGCGCTAGCATAATGGCATGGGTGAGGTTTACCCAAGATTGGCCATGGATGAAGCCGCGCTTCACTGTGGCATATAAGCGAGGCATGGTGCAGAACATAACGCGCCAATGCCTTGCGGACGCAACGAAAGCGGGGGTGATTGTGCGCCTGTATCGAAAGAACAAGAATGATCCATTTTCGGAGATTGAGCCATGAGACCAAGCGGAAGATTTCTTTTGAGCTTTCAAAAGCGAGGCGATGCCGATGACGGATTTGGGAATATCCTTCCGGGCGCCGGAGATTTTGCAGAAGCATTTAAGGCATACGCCGATATGTCGCCAATGCGCGTTGGAAGCGAGGCGGTTATTGCGGCCCGCTTGGCAGGAACGCAGCCGCTTAACGTTCGCATCATTGCCAGTGAGGCCGCGCGCACAATGAATTCTGCTTGGCGGGCAGTTGATGTTAGGAATCCATTGCGACAATTCAACATCACGGCGATTGTCGATCCTACTGGCGAGAATAAATATCTCGATATTGCCATGACCGAAGGCGTTGTGCAATGACGATTAAGGGGCTTACATCTCTACAGCGGAAACTAAGGGCACTCCCTACGGTGGCCCGCACGGCTATTCAAGATGCCATGGAGAAGTCGGCGCAAGAGATTGTCGATATGATGAAGGGTCTCGTTGTCGTTCGTGACGGCCACTTGCGCGATTCCATTGGGTGGACATGGGGAAAGGCTCCAAAGGGTTCGCTTAAGGTTGGTGCGATTATGGGTGGGAGTTCGGCTGATTTGATCATAACGATTTATGCGGGTGATGCTGAAGCCTTTTATGCTCGCTGGATTGAGTTCGGCACATCTCCTCACAGTACAGCAAAGGGCGGTGGAACGAAGGCTGGTAAGAAATCCTTGGCGCGCGGCGGCGGTATTCAGCACCCCGGCACAAGAGCGCAGCCATTCTTTTTTGTCAGTTATCGCGCGAATAAAAAGCGTGCAAAATCTAGAATAACTAGAGCAGTAAACAAGGCGGGCCGCACGGTCGCCGCGCAAGGAGGCGGGAAGTAATGGCAGACCCAATTAACGAGCTTAAGGCGAAAGTTTTCGCCACCTTAAAGGCAAGCGCGCCACTATCCGCATTAGTTGGCAGCCGCGTGTATGATGTTGTGCCGGTCGATCCGAATACGTTTCTTTACACCGGTCAATATCCGTATGTGGCTCTAAGCAACACTGATGCGACCGAAGATAGCGCAGACTGCATCAATGCTCTGGATATCTCGATGCAGATAGACTTCTATACCTATGGCACGGGTCCCGCATACTCCACGGCGCAAGCGTCGGCTGGTGCAGACCTTGTTCGCCGCGCCTTAAAGCCGCTGTCGCTTGATGAGGAGGCGCTTCCGACAAACGCATTGTCAGCTTTCGAGCATCGCATAACTCGCCTGATTAGGGCGCAAGATGGACTTACGACGCAGGCGGCGATTACATACGACGCCATTGTTGAGGTTCTATAGCAACTACTGTATTTTTCATCAAAGATGTTGATGTTTGGCAATCATTTTGCAAGTTATCAACAGTGCACACACAAAAGGAGAATATGAATGGCAAAGCCAGTAACAGCCCGTTTTGGCAATTTTACGGTTAAGCTTGGCAACGATGCCGACCCAATCGTTTATGTCGCGCCTTGCGGCTTCACTTCCAAATCGCTACAGCTTACCAAGGATCTAACGGAGGTTAACATCCCCGATTGCGACGACCCGGATGCAGTATCGTGGGTAGGCCGTGATGCGGCGAGTCTTTCTGCTCAGGTTACTGGCGATGGCGTGCTAGCTTCCGAGTCTGTCGATACTTGGCTTGAGGCCTGGGAAAACGTCGAGAGCGTTCCGATTCAGATTTCGATTGTCTTTCCGGCCAAGACTATTACTTGGACAGGCTTCGCTCAGGTGTCTGAGCTTACGATTGCCGCAGAACAGGGTGGCCGCGTGACTATTTCCACGACTATCCAGTCAGACGGCGAGCTTGTTCGCGTTACGACTCCGACGCCATAATGAGGGATGCAAAGCTAGAGACTGATTTTGGTGACGGATCATATGTCTTTCGCCTTCCGTGGGGTCTACTAGTTGAGCTTCAAGAAAAGCTTGAGAGCGGCCCATATGCCGTTTTCAAGCGTCTTCTTGGCGATGATTGGCGCGTAGAGGATATCTCCGAAACGATCCGTCTTGGCCTTATTGGCGGGGATAAGGATATCAAGCCAATCGCCGCCAATAAGCTTGTGACTCGATATGTTAGGGAGCGTCCGCTTGCGGAGAACGTTCCGTTGGCTCGCGCCATTCTTCAGGTCGCATTATTCGGCGCTGGAGATGAGGAGGACAAACCAAAGGCAACGGAAAAGTCTGATGAAGTCGAAACTTCAGATGGCAAGCTGAACATGAAAGCCATTTATGGAGCTGGTGCAGCCATTGGATTCAGTCCGCAACAGGTAAATGAAATGTCGGTTTATCAGTTCATCGCTGCCGTTGATGGGTATGTGTCCGCTCACTCCCCGGAAGACAAGACTCTTACGGATGATGAAAAGAAAGAATTGTTCGATCTAGTAATTGAGCATTCATAGGATTTTGCCAGTCCATTCGTGGGCTGGCAGTTCTCATTTATGGAGACATTTAAATAATGGCCGCAACAGACCTTGAAAAGCTTGTAGTTCAGCTTTCCGCAGACATTACGAAATATGAGAAGAGCCTAAATAAGGCGCTGTCCCAAACTAATTCTAACGCCTCCAAAATGGAGAAGCGTTTTAAATCCATGACTACAAGCATTAATTCCTCATTGAATGGCATCGGTGGCAAGGGATTTGCCTTGGGTAGCGGCTTTTTGGCTGGCGTTATCAGCGTTGATAAGATCGCGCAATATTCTGATGCGTTTACGACTATTCAAAACTCGCTGAAGATTGCTGGCCTACAGGGGGAAGAGCTTAATTCAGTATTTGAAAAGCTCACAGCTCAGGCACTAAAGAATCACGCGCCCGTTGATGACTTGGCTAAGCTTTATGGCAAAGCGGCCATGCAGCAAAAGAATCTCGGAGCGTCATCGGAAGATCTGCTAAAGTTCACTGACGCCGTAGCTGCGTCATTGCGCGTTTCTGGCACGTCGGCCCAAGACGCTAGCGGCCCGTTGCTCCAGCTTGCGCAATCGCTTGGTACTGGTCGCGTCATGGCCGAAGAATTCAATTCTGTTCTTGAGGGTATGCCAGCTCTTGCGGGTGCTATCGCTAACAACATCAAGCAGGCGAATGGAAGCATCGGCACGCTAAAACAATTAGTGTCTAGCGGCGATATCTCCAGTCGAGCGCTCTTTGACGCGGCAATCCAAGGCGCGCAAGAGCTAAATGATAAGGCCAATCTAGCCGGGACTACGATTTCGCAAGCCATGACTGATTTGCGCACCAATCTTATTGTTGCGGTCGGTGGCTTCAATGATGCTACACATGCTAGTGATTTCTTGGTTAAGGCCATTCAAGACCTTGGCAATGATTTAAAGGGCGCAATTACCGACGTCGAAAATCTTGTAGTGTCGCTTCAAGGCCTAGCACCTGGGCCTGCCATCCAAGAGTTGATTACCGGCATTAACGGCGTTGGCCTTGCCGCTCGTGATGCATATGCGCTTGTGCGTCAGCTTGCGGGCGGCGTTGCGGCTGAAGTCAAAGATAATCTCATGCCAGATCAAGCGGCAAGAGATAGAGAGAGCGCTATTCTAAGCGTTTATACGCCAGATCAGGCGGCAAAGGACAAGGCCTCTGTTCAGGATACGCTTAATGCCATCGACAAGATGGCTGCTGATAATGCTGAAAAGTTTGATGCGCTTCCCGCCAATGGGCCGCAACCGACATCAAGGCCAAAGCCGACACCAATTGACCTTGATGATCCAAAGTATGCTGTTCCTGGCCAGAAAGACAAAGCCGGAAGCGGTAAAGCCAAAAAGGAAAAGCTTGACGCATATCAGAAAGAAACGCAATCCATCAAGGATCGTACAAACGTTCTGAATGCGGAAACGGCTGCGCAGGCGCAAGTTAATCCGCTGGTTGATGACTACGGCTATGCGCTTGCAAAGGCCAAGGCTCAGCAGGACCTTATTAACGCCGCTACGAAGGCGCACAAGCCGATCACGGATGAAATGCGTGCTGCTATCGACCTGACGGCGGAAGCGTATGCTCAGGCAAGTGTAGAGGCTGAAAAGCTTGCGGAGAAGCAGAAGAAGGTAAAGGAAACGCAGCAGGAGATTTCCGATACCGCTAAGGATGTTACGCGCGGTATTGTTGATGGCTTCATCGCGGGTAAAAGTGCCGCAGATATCTTTTCGGACGCATTGACAAAGATCGCGAATAAGCTTCTCGATTCCGCCTTTGATTCTCTATTCGATTCCAAGTCTAGCGGCGGCGCAGGCTTGGGAGGCGCCATCTCTAAGTTGTTTGGCTTTGCCGATGGCGGCTATACAGGTCCAGGCGGCAAGTATGACGCGGCTGGTATTGTGCATAAGGGCGAATATGTTATCCCTGCCGATAAGGTGAGAAAGATGGGCGTCGGCGGCATTGAAAGAATGCTTGATGGCTTTGCCGATGGCGGCCCGGTTCAAGCCCCGCGAATTTCCAAGGTTTCGCCTGGAGCGTCTTCTGGTAACGGCTTGTCAATTAATTATTCACCCACATATGATAATCGTGGGATTGATTCCGATAGGCTGGCAAGGCTAGAGCAGATCCAAGAAAAAGATAGAAGTGAATTTGCTAGCCGTACCGTTGATACAATCCGCAAGGCTAGAAATAATAATGTAAAGGGAATCTAATATGGCGATCACATTTCCTCGCGATTTTCTAACTGGCTTCCCCGGATGGAATACTGAATTCAAATTGGAATTTAGGCAAGATAAGAGCCGTTCGGCGGGCGGCACTACCTATGTGAAAGATATGGGGACGCCAATATGGCGCGCAACATATACGACTCGAGTCCTAAGCCCAAATGAGCTTGATAGATGGAGAGCCATTATCGATACTCAGGACGGCGGGCTGAATGCGTTTATTGCTGTGCCGCTATCAAGGTGCTATCCAATCCTCTACCCTAACGGTAGCGGCTTGTGGGCAACGACATGGACAAGTGGCGTGACCGGTCAGGGCAATATTTCTGCTATCGTCACACCAAATAAGGAGATTTCTATTTCTGGTTTGCCAGTCGGATATCAGGCAAGCGTTGGTGATATGGTTCGCATTGGTAGCCGCAATCTCCATCGTATTGTTGGTGTGTCCGGCCCGGCAAGTGGTGCAGGTGTCATCACCGTTGAAATTCGTCCTGGATTGTGGCCGGAATCCGCAGTAGGTAACGTTGTCTATTTTCCGCGACCATGGTGCAGAATGGTTGTCGATCCTAGTAGCGTCTCGACAACGGCGGACAGAACTACTGGACGCGGGACGCTGTCTTTTGATGGATGGGAGTATCGTTAATGCCAAGGAATATTTCAGCTGCAAACCTATTGGCGCTTCAGCAAGGACTCTTGGTATTTAGAGACTTTGTGTCGATTACAGCTAGAGTCATGGGGTCATCGGAAACCGTTCGCGATGACATGTGGAGCGACTACGGTAACGTATCTGCGCAAATCATCAATCCTAATACGGGGGCCACGGAAAGCAGAGACTTCTATGGTTCAGGAACAATCATTTCCATTGATGATATTCCGATGACATCAAACCTTCAGGCGCAAAACGTAAATATCAATATGGGGCAGATCAATGCTCACGTTGAAAACCTATTGCGCGGATACGATCTTAGGCAGGCGCCGATAGAAATATATCGCGGCTTTTTCGATCCATCTAGCCGCCTTATGGTTGCTCCAGCTGAAGCTAGGTTCGTTGGATTTATCGATAGCGTTGAGATTGATACTCCAGCGGAGAATGAGTTCGGAAACGCCATTGCTACTTGCGTTAGCAACACGCAGGAAATTACACGCGCAAACTCTGAAACTAGGTCGCAGGCTTCGCAGGCCGTACGCGTTAGCAATGATGGCTTTTTCAACGATAGCGCCACAACTGGAAGTTGGAAAGTATGGTGGGGTTCCGTTAAGGGCAAGGTGTCCTAGTGGCAGTTCGTAAAGCCACCAGGGGCGATGTGTCCACGATCGTTCGCATGGCCGAAATGTTCCATGGGGAAACTAGATATCCAACTTCATTCAATGATGGCCGAGTAGAGGCTCTAGTGTCAAGAATGATCGGAACATCATCCGCAGTCATATTCGTCGCTGGTGAGCCTGCCTGTGGTTTCCTGGCTGCATTTAAGGACGTATCTCCCATGACGGGCGAACACTTTGCTAATGAGATAGCCTTTTGGGTTGATCCGTCGCATAGGCGCGGCAAATATGGTGCCGCGCTCATTGATGCTTATGTTGATTGGGCTAAATCTAATGGATGCGCAGTCGCTAGATTGACGACGCAAGAGAATATGCGTCCGGAGTTGGTTGAAAGAGTTTATGGCCGTTTTGGATTCGGAAAGCAAGAGACTGCATTTATAAGGAGGCTATAAAATATGCCAGCTTTTACCGCTATCGTTGGTGCGATCACAACGCTTAGCACGTTCATTGGAACGCTAGGTCCCATTGGCGCGTTTGCCCTAAAGACGGCTGTTGGTGTTGGCCTTAGTTTGGCCGCGCAAGCTCTTGCCGGAAAAAAGAAAAGTTCTGCATCTGCGCAATCTGGTATCAATGGCGACATTCAGGCCGGTGGCGATGTGGCCCGCTCTTTCATTATGGGCAAATATAATACAGCCGGTTCTATAGTATGGGTTAATACATGGGGTAAGGACGATGGAACGCCAAATGCTTGGCTGACACAGGTTATCGCCTTGTCTGACGTTCCGGTGAAGGGGCTACTTGAGGTATGGGTAGATGGCGCTCGCGTCACCTACGATCCAGCCGGTAACAACAATACTATTTTTGGGTATTCCATCCCGGAGTATGTCAAGAGTGGCGCCAATCTGTATGTAAAGTTTTATGATGGTAGGCAGACTGTTGCCGATCCGGCTATTATCGCGAACGCAACATCCGCAGACCGCACGTATGACGGTTCTCGTGTTGGGTATGGCGTTGCCTATGCTGTTGTCCATTCCAGGTCTACAAAGGGCATGTTCTCTGGTATCCCATCGCTGAAGTTTACTGTTGACGGGATGGCGCTTTATGATATCTCTAAGGATTCAAGCGTTGGCGGCGTTGGTCCGCAGCGTTATGCCGATCCGGCAACATGGGGCGGAGATGGCGACTATCTTCCGGCCGTTCAGCTTTATAACCTTTGGCGCGGTATCCGCTATAATGCCGCGTGGGTATACGGCATGCAGAACATTACAACGGCTCGCCTTCCTTCTGATAATTGGATCAATGCCGTCATTGCCTGCCGCACGCCTATTCAGGACGCCAGCGGCGCAACCGTCAACACTTATAGAAGCGGCCTAGAGGTATCCGTTGATACTCCGTTGTCTGACGCTGCCGATGCGCTTCTGACGGCATGTCAGGGGAAGATAGCGGAGCTAGGTGGTATCTATCGCATTTATCTAGGCGCGCCGGGGTCGCCCACAATTTCTTTTTCAGATGACGACATCCTGTCAACTGAAGAGCAGAGCTTTACGCCATTCTTTGGTCTGTCTGATACGATTAATGGCATTACGGCTACATACGGTGACGAGCGGACTTGGGAGACCACAACCGCGCCGCCGCTATATCGCACTGATCTGGAAAGCCTTGCCGGTAATCGCCGCCTGCTTTCTAGCGTAGAGTTCCACGCCGTAACCAATGCTGAACAAGTACAGCGCCTAATGAAATCAGCGCTGCTTACGGCTCAACGCGCCCGCAGGCACACAATTGTTCTTCCTCCAAAATATTGGGCATACGCGGTTCCTGGAGAGGTTATTTCATGGAATTCTGAACGTAACGGTTATATCGATAAGCTGTTTCAGATAGATGGCGTTAATGATCGCGCAAACTGCGATGTTATGCTCGACATCACCGAAGTTGACCCGGAGGATTATGATTGGACTCCGTCCACTGATTACAAGCCTCCAGTTGATGGCGCTCTAGGCCCAATCACTCCGCAGCCCCAAGCAATCGTTGATTGGTTCGCGGAGCCGTATACGCTTCTTGATAACGATGGCGTTGCGCGCCGCCCGGCTATTCGGCTTGTCTGGTCTACCGACCCGGAGACGCTCGTTAACGTTGAGGCGATCAAATGGCAGATCCGTGACGCTACGTCTTTCGTCGTTTTGTGGGTTGGCTCGACAAACATTCCTGAAGCTGGTCAGGCGATCATCTCTCAGGGTCTCTTGCCCAATACCAACTATCAAGTTTCAGGCGCTTATGTTCCTGAAGATAGCGACCGAGAAACCTTGTGGTCATCGTGGATTCCCGTCACGACTCCGAACGTCCTTTTGGGTTCTCTGGACATCTACGCTCCCGGTATCGTTGAGGGCATTAAGGAATTCATCAGCGACGCCACTCTTTGGATTCGCGACGGCGTTAGGCAGGCTTATCTTGATGCACAAAGAAACACGCGCATTACGGCTGACCAAGATTATGGCACTTTTACTAGCCGCCAAGAGATGCGCGTTGAGCTTTCGGCGTCTACGCAAACATCTATCAATACGCTTACGGCGCAATATACATCAGACATCCTAACGGCTACTGGACCGAATTCAGCATTGTCGCAGCGCATTGACTCTCTCAACGCTGAGCTTACGGATACGCAATCGCAAGTTACCTCTAATGCTGGTGCCATTCAAAATGTAAGCGCTGGATTGACGATTGTTGACGGTCGCATTACGTCCGTAAGTCAGGATTTGACAACGCTAACATCTGTTGTCAACGACGCCAATGCTGGTATTGCGGCCAACTCCACGGCCATTAGTCAGCTTATCACGCGTACCGATAAAAACGAGGAGGGCATTGTAACCGCCTCGCAGAACATCACAACGCTAACGTCAAATCTTAGCATAGCTGAAGATAATATTGCAGCGAATGCTACGGCGGTTAATGCTCTTACGACTAGGGTAACATCTAACGAAGATGGCATTACATCATTGAGCCAATCGCTCACTGACGTTAACGCTACGATTACGGACCTTGATGGACAGGTGCAGGGAAACGCAAGCACCATTCAGATTCTTAGCGCTAGCGTTAGTGAAGTGAATGGCGTTGTGTCTGCTCAGGCTGACTTGATCAATAGCGTAAATGCTACCGTTGGCGATGTTAGTGCAAGCGCGAACTTTAGGGCGACCGTGTACGCTGCTCAGGCCGGTTATTCGTCTCGTATCGGCCTTGAGGCCCGCGCCGGATCGGCTGGTGTATATCGTTCGGCGTCTCTGTTCCTTGATGTTCCTAGCTCGACTAGTTCGCCAACTCGCGTTGCTATCGTTGCTGATCAGTTCTCGATTACCAACGGAAGCGCCAATAGTCAGCCGTTCGTGTTCCAGGGCGGAGTACTGACGTTGAATGCCGCTAACATTGGGACGGTTACGGCTGGCCTTATTAACGGCGGCCCTGGGGCAAAGATGGTTATCGATATTACCAACGGGACCATTACCGTGTCTGATTGAGGAGCTATGTCTCATGGTTAGCAGAATTATTATACAGCCCGGAAGAATCATTGTGTCGAAACCGGGGGTTACGGTTTCGACCGGCATGGCAAATACTGACAAGATTTTTGATTCTGATTGGAATTACAGCGGCATTCTTCTTGAGGCCGGGTCGGCTAGCGATCCGGGTGGCGGAGACTGGCATTTAATGTTCAAGAAGAATTATGGTTATGCCCCCACGGTAATTACTCGGCAGTATGAATCTACTGCCGTCACGGTTCCATGGGGCGCAGCTACGTCGATAAGGAGTCCCATGATGGGGATTAGTAGCGGCATCAATAACTATCCGATGATATATGCAGACAGGATAGTTTTCCCAAGAAATCCAGGTCCAGGCAATTACGCTTATGGAGATATAGAATACGAAGTATATGGAGTCGATTGATGGCCAATAGAATTAAAATGGGATATCATTCCGGTCTTAACGATTATGGAATGTTCATAAGCAAACCTGGATATGACGTAAACAATACTGGAACTAACTTCCTGCTTGATAGCCGGTATAGGACCTTATCTATTCATGCTTTTGGTAAGGTGGCAATGAGTAGGTCTCAGGGTGTTGGCGGAAATACAATATGGTGGCAAGAGATAACGTTCCCTGATCTTGGTTATAGGCCTGTGTTTTTTGGAAACATCAATCTTGATACATCAAACTCGCTTGGTATTCCCGTTAACGCTGCCGGATTTCCTATATCGGCATGCAGCACTTATGGGAGAACGAACCAAGGTGCATATTATATAACGAATAGTGTTTGGTTGTTGAACAACACGACTCTTAGGGCGCGGTGTGCCATTAATGTTTCCGAGTACAATGGCGGCCACACTTTGAGATGGATTATATTTAAGAATAGGTTTGAATGATGGTTAGGCGGGTAGTAATAGGTAATGATAGCGGGACATTTAGGTTTAGATCAAGCACGGCGGGACACGACGCGATAACCGGCGACCCATCATATTTGTCAGCATATGAATCAATGGTTCCATGCGTGCCGAAGGATTATGGATCTGTAGATATTAATGGCGCCATTAACGGCGCTGATGTTACGGTTAATCTTTCATCGACTTATACATCTCAACCGTTCATCCTCATTAAAGCTACAGACGGAACGCTTCCTGGAATGGAAACATTTTGCGGATGGTTTGTTTGGGGGGCATCATCTCGAATAACATTAAGCAATAGGTGCAATAGGCTTCTAACAATCAAATGGTGGGTATTCGCTGAACTTGATTGACCGCACTAAGCAAGTCGCCATCTAAGTGAAAGAAATAGGAGATTTTATGGTTCAGCAAAAACCCATTCCAGATAGAATTTTGATTGGAGAACTTCAAGCTCGCTTGGAATTTGCCGAGAGTCGATGCTTGCGATTAGCGGCTGCCGCGACGGAGCTTGATGAAGAGCTGTCGGCAACACGTAAATTGCTGGAGGAAGCTAAGGCCGAAACTCTGGCAGAACGGCAAGTGTTACAGAATGTATCGAAAGTCAGAGACGAGTTTGCGACTAGGCTTGCGGAACTTGATGCTCCAGCGATTGGTAAGACGAAAAAGAAACAGGCCGCTGGCCAGAGTGAGGAAAACAAATGGCTGTAACCCTTCCATCAGTTTATCGTGACGGAACCGCAACGATCGCGGCTAACGGCACGGTCGTAACTGGCCAATCAACGCTATGGGTTAACGCTCTGCTCCCCGGTGACTTCTTTGGCACGCATACCGGATATCCTATTCGTATCTTGTCGGTAGATAGCGATACGCAGCTTACGCTTGCCTACGCATATCCAGGCGGAGCGCAAACAGCGGCGCCTTATGAGATCATGCTTCAGAGTGATAACGCTCGCATGCAGGAAACCTCGCGTCAGCTTCTCCAGCTTCTTAGCGGCGGCAATCTTACGGCATTCGCTGGTGTCGTCGGGGCTGCTGATGCATTGCCGTATTTTACCGGCGCAGGTTCTATGTCAACCACGACACTAACGGCGTTCGCGCGTACGCTCTTGGCCGGAACGTCTCAGGCCGCTATGCGAACGACTCTTGGTCTCGGCACGGCAGCGACTCAGAACACCGGCACTAGCGGCGCAACCATTCCTCTGCTTAGTACGCAGAACACCTGGGGCGGCGTTAATACGTTCGGTACGGGTACTACT